CCCCCCCTACGTATACTTGAGGCGGCACCCGCTACCTTCCATACTGTCCAACTCATGTGCAGTCTTCCGGCGTTTCTACTCTAGGTAATTTACCTAAAAATCTCTGGCATAACTTCTTTCGCTCTTCTTCTGGCATATAGTTTTTTATTTTACGGAATAACTGCAATGCCTGCATTTCTGGCATTCTGTGTTCCCTGTCAAATGCTAATTCTATACATAGCCCCAATATATTTTGTGGAAATATATCTTCTGTATAGTATTGAAAGACTAGCCAATAAGACCACCGGGCTTTAGTTCTTTCAGGAACTAAAGCACTGTCATACCATCTGGAAAAGAACTCTATAAGAGTTAATGATTCATGTGCAGAAAAAACGGCTAAGGAGGGGGTACATGCCCCATTACCCTCCAGATAATCGTGCACTTCTTGCATTGTACTTTGGCCGGTAAAAAGAGCCATGTCATTTTAAACGCCATCAGTTATGGGCAATCTTATTATCCCTGTAGCGCCCCACTGCAATACATAATCTGCGGTCACATTACTTACTGCCGCCCCAAGGTCTATAGCTAAGAGTAGAGGGGATGTAGCAGTTGTGCCGCCCACCTTATATACGACTGCCCAAGTAGCGTTACTAAATCCATTAGTCGCATCCTGTAAAAAAGTAATATCAGGGCCATCGACTTTAACTACACCGTTATCCCAATTTACAGTAATTGGGGATATCAATAACCCGCCTGTTGGGTAAGTACCTACAGCACTCACCTCGTTAAATACAACGTCTAACCAGTGCAGATCTGTGGTGACTGTATCATAGTCGGGTTGTGCTGTAAGTAGCGCACAATTAATAGTATCCGCACCCCAATCTATTGGAAGGCCTGCTAGTCCATGCAGTGTCCCGTTATCCATTAAACTTATTGCATACCCTCGAAAAGGTCTATTATCTCCTGCTGCCATTATACTGCTCCTATATAAATGCCTGTATGGCTAATCTTGAAGCATCTGTGCGGGCCGTTATTAGGCCACCTACTACAATACGCTTCACCCAGAATGCCTTTACTTCTCTCCCCAGTAAATCTCCTACAGTTATTGCTGCTGTTGAAAATACAACCCCTGCCGGGGCCACATCTTCAGTAGCTACAGTAGCTGCTACCCCCGTAGTTATACCATCCCCTACCCCCACCAAATCAAGACCTAGCTCTATACTATCATTAACTGGCTGGGTTATTACACTTATAGATACATTGTACATTGTGTTACTGCGAGTATTTTTAATATAAAAACACCTATAGTCTACACTTCTTGCATTAATATCCAAAAAGGAAATATTATCATACGTATTATTCCTAATCGAAGATATAGTTATCTGATCAGCTAAATCTACAGATGGATTAATACCATCATGGTATATATATAGCTGCCCCTCTGTATAAACCCCTACTGTATAGTTACCTGCAATACTGGCACTTACACGGGGGCTTTCTGTACCCCCAAGAGACTGCCATGTATACTCTGGCGGGCTACCGGTATACACCCGTAAAGTACCTGCTCCTGATGGGTTACCATAGACTTCTATTATATTAGCCCCTGTTATGTTTACCGGCTGTGTAAAGTTTTGTGATAATACCCCGCTATTACTGGCTAAAGAAATCATACCACCAAGGCTAACTGCCTGATCCTCATTAGTGGCCCCACCGGAATAGATAACTGCCAGATCACCTATAGACTGAATAGCATCAACTGAGGCTACATGCCCCCCCAAAATCCCTATAGATGCCGCGTGTGCAATAGTGGATGATTGATTAAGGCCATAAGCTAAAACTCCGGCTACTTCTATACTGCTTGTCTTTGCAAGCAACTGCAAACTAGCGGAAGATAAAACACCTGCTAGAGATATCTGCGGTACCTTTGCTGTAAGTCCATTTGTTGTAAGTAGGGCAGCATCTTGCCCCGTCAATATAAAAGAACCAGAACTGGTAGATAAGATCCTGCTGTATAATAATGCAGCATCTGTACCTATAGTAGAAAACGCACCAGAGGCCGCCACCAAAGTAGTGGCGCTGCTATTATAAAGTAATACTGCGGCTTGCCCAGATAGAGAAAAAGCGCCAGAATCAGCAGTAAGCGTTGAGGTGCTACTAGTAATCCCTGTTGAGGAGGGTCGTCTTCTTATACTAGACGCACCACGTATTATAGACATAAGACTACACTTTAATTTCTGTTACTTTAATAAAAGAATTCGCTTTTCCTCCATATACGGGGGCACCTGCCGCGTCTGCATTTATATATGCTGTTCCACTACCTACACCCATCCTCAGCTTAAACGTCGTTGCTATTGTGGAGTTTGAAGTATATTCAAAATCAACAAACGCACTTGAATACATAATAGAACCATAGGACATAGAAACGGCATCAGCTCCTGCATTACTATCCCTAAATAGTGCCATAGCTACTGTATCTTGCTCCCAACTGCCCCACATAACAGCCTGAACGTGCAATATACTATTAGCATATTTGGGGGTATACAAGATTGTCGTTATTTCCTGACCTTCTGTATTTTGCGGGATTGTATTATCCCATGGAGTTAGCGCAGTAATAGTTGTTACTGTAGTATAGTCTGCTCTTAGGTGGCCTACAACACCGGTTTGGGTAGCACTTATAGAATCCCCTACAACTTCATTTCTAACACCATAAATAACAATAGCAGTATTTGCTATAAAATTTTCTGCATCCAATGTAGGCCTAATAGTTATCCTATTTATAGAACTAACATTCTGCCAAAACATATTAGTTATATTAACCGATAGATTAGTTGGGGATTCTCTACCAGCAAAGGATGTTGAATCGCATAATTTATATCTATTTTCTGTATACCCTTTTATATTAATATATAAATTCCCATAGTAGGAAGCTAGTGAGGCGTTAGTGCTAGCTTGACCAATAATAGCATCATTAATTGGGTAAAGTCCTACACTGCCCGCCCCATATATAGTTGCTGATTTATAGTTAGTTGAAATAATATCATTATTGATATACATCCGTATATTATCGTACCCGGTAGCAGCTTCGGTAGTTCTTGCATCTAGTAGCTCTATGTATAAATCACCATAACCTTGACTTATATTTTGTATATCAAAAATTCCATCCACTGCTAGAATTTCTTCATATAGTTTAGTTTTTACCTGCTTTATACTTGTCGAGCCGGCTAAACTAGATTGTAGATCACCCGTAATATCATAAACACCCGTACTAATACAGGTAGTAACTATAGTAGCATTAGTCCCATAAGAAACTAAATTCTTATCTTGTGGTAAGTTTACTGTTGCTCCTGCTGTAGTAAATGTCTGTAACCCATCAATACTCTGAATAACAAATATATTACCAGCCGTTACCCCAGTAGAGGGTATTGTAATTGCGAAAGCACCTGTGCATCTATAGGTTACAGAATCATCCCCCGCCCCTATATCCGCATCTGCTATTGTGAAAATACCTGATTTAGGTACGATAGTAGTAGACATATCGGTTCCTACGGGTTAGTAGTTAAAGAAAGACCTAGTGAGAATGTATTTTGAGCACTGGTCAGCCTATTTTCTGCCGGGGTTACCTTCTTTATCCAAAAAGCATAACTCTCGCCGGCAAGCATTGTTCCTAATAGTAGCCCGGTACTAGAACTACTGGGGGATGCGAAGGTAAGGGCTGATAGTACATTAGTGGTATCTTCCGTATCTGCCAGGGGGCCGAGAGCAACCCCATTAAGCCCTGCTGGATCTAGACTAACAGATACAGTATCCGCCACATCTGGCTGGGCATTAACCCATATTGTTACTTTATATGCAGTAGCCGTAGCGTGATTATTTTGCAAGTAAAAACATCTATATTCTGTATTACCTGCAAATGACTGTACCTCAGTAATATCATCAAATATATTTTGGGGCACATTTGATATAGTCACTGAATCTTGTGCAGAGGCGGCAGGAAAGTTTGCGTATATCACATCTATTATAAGATACCCTGCCGCATTTCCTACAGTGTATGTGCCGTCCCCCGTAATATTTTTCCCAGTTCCGTTAGGCGACCCCGGAGGATACCACCACAAAGCGTCTGTGGACTTTGTATATTGTAAAGTACCTATTCCTTCCGTATTGCCGTAAGCATCTACTACAGTTACCCCAGTAATATTAGTGACCCCGGCAGCACTCTGGCTTCGTACTTCATTAGGAGTTCCCGCAGAGATAGCCCCACCTATACTTGCTAAAGGGGTTATAACGGCGGGGCCAGAAAATAGCATCAATATATCTGTAATACTTATAGCCATTAGTAGACTCCTATCGGTAGATATTTAGTTCCAAAATTTAAAACCTTTTCTAATTCGTCTTTCCCCCCTTGGGGGTCTAGGTTTTTTATTAGAAAATTTTTAGGCTCATCTATCTTATCCTCTATCTCAGTCATTATAGATACAAACACCCACTCTGTCTCTGTTAGGTCTTTATTTACATGAGTGTACCTGCCTATGCCAAACTTCCTATGATTGTGTCTTGGTGTGTTTAGTAACATTTTCATACTAAGCCACTCTTCTAATTCCCTCTCAGTATAAATAATCCTTACCAACAATGTCGCAGTATCAAACCAATAATAATCCATCACATACGCAGTAGTATGCCAGTATTTATCCTCATTCCATTTTTGGTAATCTAGGTGTCTTCTATAATCATAGTATATACGTATATTTATCGCATCATTATGCCTAGGGTTTATTAAAGGCCACATTCCTATAGGCGGTTCTACTGGCACTACATCCCACCCCATATCAATTTTCATAAAATCACTTGTATCCTCAGTACTCCACCCGCCATCCCAAGACGTAGTAGTAAAGGTTTCCGTAGTGGCCACTATAGTTCTCCACCCAAATTGCATAGCAGAAAAATTAAACCCATAACCCCCTGTATTAATCTCCTCCTCTTCTTGTAATTCCTCTCGTAGAATAAAACTATTACCTTCTGGTGTACTGGCCTCCACAGGAGAAGCTACCTCAACCACCTCTCTAGTATGCATAATACGCATCCCATTAGTGTTTGGGTCTTGCGTATTATATAAAAAATCATGCTCCTGTTCTAAATACAAAACTAATTTTTTACGTATATCAAAAAAATGAATAAATCTCTCAGACATTCTTACTGCATATATCCCTTCTTGCCCCCCATTATCTAACTTCCAGTCAGAATCATACTGTGTCTTAGTTCCCATTATCCATTGGTCTAGAGTAAATTGCTGCGCTCCTTCTGTGGGGTGTGTCCATTTAAGTACTATATCCCCTGTCTCATTTTCCCCTATATAGCTGTAATGGTCAGTAAACGTTGTAGGAGTTCCCGGTGCATTAGGGTAGTCATATGCTGGGCCAAAAGTGTTGCCAGGAGAATCCCCTGAATACTTACTTATATTCCCCCACAACCCCGTCTCCCCGCGCTGATTATTACTTATGTTATATAGTAAAGAGTTCTCCAACGTAGGGTCATCAACCCCCGCAACAAATTTCTGCTTTAAATCTCTATATTTAGCAAAATGTGCAGTTACCGGTATCTCGATATCCCCTACATAATCCCTAGCTACAATAAGCTGCCCAGTAAGCCCGGATGTTATCTCTATAGTATCTTCTTGCCAGTTGTGTGTATGCACCTCTGTATCGCCCTGCCCCGGAAAGAGACCATACCAGCTATCCTCTACACCTCCGTCAGTATATATGGGTAGATGATCCTTCTTCGTAGTATTTGTAAATACTAGCTTATCCCCCCATGTGCCTTCTTGATTAGCTACAGTGTCGAGAGCTATCTTTGCAGTAGCCATATCTGTTACATAGCATTTTAATAAATACTGCCCATCTTCCTTTACATTACTCTGCCCATTATTGAAGCTGTCTTCAAACCTACGGGAAGCTACCGCCTCCGTACCAGACTCATTAAAAAACCATGGTGTCTCTGGGGTGTAGGCATTGGGTTGCTGAGGAAAACTAAACAAAGACTCCCAACCAGACGGGTTATTCCCGCCCTTCATACTCTTGAAGGAGGCCCGTTTACTATCGTCCATATCCCCCTTTTTTATTGTTTCTGCCGGGTAGGGCCTACGGTACAGTATATCTTTCAAACCATCTTTACATATAGCCAGTAGCCACTTTTCATCTATCTCTAGCAGTTCCCCTGTTATAGGGTCATATTGCTTATTCCCGTTTGCATCTAAATCAGGAACCCTCTCTATACGAAAACATGCACCTAATACCGGTTTAGGCGCAATAGCCAGATATCTACCTTGATAATATATTTCTTCATGTGAGGTATCTGCCCCATAATAAAAATCATCAACATGTGCGGCAAAATATCTCATAGGGGGGCCATTGTAGGATATGCGCTCACGCCTCTTCTCTATAGCCCCTGTGCGCGTCCCATTACTATCTAATAGATAGGGGCCTATCCAGTCTATATTGCCATACACTTGATCTCCGGGGGCCTTAGCCCACACCCACTTATATTGCTGAGTCTTCTTATCCAAAGCCCTATAAAGGTGCTTTATTGCGTCCTTACCGCCAGAAGTTCCGTATGGCAGGTCTTCATATTCCGGTACAGCAGGATCTGCCCATGTATTTACGGGTTTCTTCTTAGCAAATGGCTTACCCCAACCTGCAGGGTTAGAGTCATCTACGGGGAAAAACATGAATCCCTCTGCCGGGGGGTACTCAAAATTCTGTACAAGGCTGAATGGCCCTATTACATTTTGCCCTTGCCAGTTAATAGCCACACGTATTATCCGTAACTTGCGGGCAAATACCCTGCCTGTATGGCCATTTTAAGGCCTTTATTAAATATATCGGGCTGTATAGCCGCTAGTTTAGCAGACCATTTTCTAGATAATTCAGTAGGTACGGCACTAGCCCCAGATTGCGCTTGTATCTCAACTCCATCCAATTTAACAGGCCCGCCAAGTAAGTCCTGCTCATCTTTTGCTTCATCTATATCAAAGGCCATTCTATTAATGCGCCCCCCTTGATCAACCATCACAATCATGTGGACAACTTCTATTTCCAAAACCCCCGTACCATTATACTGCTCAGGTGTATGGTCTTTTTTATAAATCCCGGTTTCCGTAACTATCTGATACTCTACTATCCGGTATAGTTCATCCCTGCCGTGATAAGGTTGTGTGGGGGAGAATTCGTTAGGCATATCATATACTACGGATTATCTGGTGCGGCATAGGAATCAGACCCTTCTACGGAGGGGGCGGTTAATCTCAATGTACCTACCTGCTTTCTATTAAGCAGAGCAGGAGGCTTAGTATATGTTGCAATTATCGTAGCATTCTTAAATTTAACTATCCTGCCATTAATTCCTATCTCAGTATCGAAGGCATAGGGGTATACACGGTAAGTTGTGGTATATGTAACCTTTATTAATCCTGCTATTTTTATCACAAAGCCTGCTATATCTGTAGCAACTATCTCACCTGGTTGTACAATTCTGTTTTGTGGCCTTCCCTTGTACTCACTAGGGTTAAGCCAATTAACCTCTTTTACTGTGTACCCTTCCTGCCTAAATATTACAGTAACCCTTCTGTTCCATTGATCGACTATATCAGAATCCTCTTTTATACCCATCCTGCCCTGTGGAGGGTACTTTACATTCCTGCCATTCACCCCCTTAAAATTTATAGATTCATGTATAACCCTATAATTACCTTTTTGTGGGGTTAGCAGAGAGCCGTCTGTGACCTCTATCTTAGCCTCTACATCAGGATATACCCTTATGAGTGCAGAAGCTTCTAATACTGCGGTAGATGGCATACCTGCCTCAGTATACGTAGTTATAGCAGCAGGCCCATCTGCATCCACCTCTATCACTAGTCTCCCTACCCCACTATTTCTACTTATATTAGCTAATTCGTATTCACACTTGGGGGCTTGTAAGGATATCGTAGCAAAGTCCCCGGAGGATGCCTCATACACCACTATTATCGCATCCTCATAAGGTATATATTTCTTAACATTTGCCCCGAAGGGGTTATATATAGACTGAGGAGATGGGGGGCCTGAATAGTCTGTTTCATAGGGGCAGCCCCACCCCTCATAGAGAAATTTATACAATGTATATCTAGCTTTGTATGTGACCTTTATAACACCAAACCCTATTTTACTTGAGTCTATTGTATTAGTAGAGCCGTTAAACGATAAAAATGTTGTAGTTATATTTCCAGAAACATCATGGAATTTACCTAATAGCGATATAGCCACACTATAGGCTTTAGGGTAGGTTAGACGTATCTGCTTGCTATTGGTAAAGGATAATATTTCTTCCACCTCCTTTACAGTACTTCCTAGCTTAACTAGTTGCCCTGAGCTCTCCCATACTTTCCCGGTACGTTCAGGGTAAACCCTTAGGTATTGCGTTCTTAGGGAGTACTTAGCCCGGTCATCAGCCTCTATCAGCAGAGATTGCTCTGCTGCACTACTGCTAAAATCTACGGTAATAGTACTGGTTAGTCTCGTGCTCATACTACTTTATTACAGGATATTATATTTGTCTGCCGTAGTTGTACATCACTTGGGCGTTTTCTACTCCCACCTCGTAATGCGGGTAGATGTCTACGGTTACCCTTTAGTTGTATTGACGGGTCATCATTTAGTTTTATTCTTTCCCTGAAGTACTCTATAGGGTTACCCAGAGTTACCCCAGGGTGGCCCCAATCTGCCTCCTCTATACCCATTTCAATCAGGTGCTGTTTTTCCTGCCGGGTGAAAGGTGCATCTTTAATTCTGGTAGTAGCCATTACGGATTCCTCATGTCAACCCTAAGCAGATTCTCTACGCATTGAAGGTGTAGGAGTTGTTACCGCCTTTTTATGAGACCAGTTAAGAGCTAACACCCTTTTATTAATAGTGGAGCTAGGTATTCCTGTACGGCGAGACCACCCCGCTAAAGTATCCGTAACACCATCCACTGTAAGACGTACATTATTGCTTTTATTACTAGCTTGCTCTATAGAAGAAGCCCATTTACAATTACTAGGGGTGTAATCACCATTAAGGTTTTTACGTTCTAAGCTATATCCCTCTGGGCGTGGCCCCATATCTTTTAAGAATTGTGTTATATCTTCCCACCCATCACATACCTTTATCCCCCTACCACCATACCTACCCCATCTATTATTTTTAGGGTTGGTGCATCTATCATGCATGTTATGCCATATATGGTACAAAGGATGGTAACTTTTTCCGTGAGTTTTCTTCCCTACTTTTTGTAGGCACCCACATGATTTTGTATGGCCACTTTTAAGATTATTGCCTTGTATAGTAACCCTTACCCCGCAATCACATAAACAATCCCATACAGGGGGGGAAGAGCCCTTTATGTATCTTTTTACCAAAAGCGCATTAAATTTTTTATCGCATAAATCTATTATCCACTTCCATTGAGTACCATATCTACCCCTACCAAGATATCCTATTTTACCTTCCATAATTGCTCTCCATACATTAATGAAGAACATAATATAGCTAAGAAGTATCACCGTGTCAATCCTAAGCGGATTCTCCGTCAACCCCAACTATAACCTTATTATTCGACAAAGAAGCTGTGCCTGCTGGGATAGTCCTCTTTTGCCATATAGGTATAGCTGCTGGTGAGGTTGTAAATACCAGGGTATCCCCATTTGCAAAAACACCGGCAAAGGCGGTATTAGTAATGGTGAAATAGGGCTTACTATAATCATTATTAGTTGGGGTAGCACCGGAACTTGTAGTGCCTGAACCCACAGAACCAAGAATATCCCCTACTATGCTGAATGAAGTAGCATCAGAAAAGGTTAGTGTCCACTGCTGCTCAACAGTGCCTATACTATCCATAGCAAGATAGACCGAATCAAAGGTTCCTGAACCCGCCACTGTAGCTACTACAGTACCATTTAGTGCCTCAACTGTCCCCGCCTGTATTACTGAGGATACTCTGGTATTTGCTGCTATATATCCATTAACCAGTGCGGGGGTAAAGCTTAGTGTAGCTACATCGCCTACATAGGTTACCACAGCATTGATGGTTATATATTCTTCCTTACCTACCACATCATTGACATCTGTCATATCTGAGATGCGTACTAACATATTATTTTTGAAATAGGCTAAATTAAAATCTTCTGTAAGTACAGTAATACTCGTAACACCGGCTAATACATCTGCATCAAGAGTACCGCACCCATATTGCTGCTCAGCCCCAGATATAGCGGCCTCTGTATCCGTAGAGGTGCCCGGAAATATAGTTACAGCATCCGCACCGGGCGTATTTGTTTCTATAAATACTCGGGTCTGTAGTAACTGTAGGTCTGCATCATTAGCTATGTGGCAATGTGATTTCCTATATTTTGTAGATCCTGTACTTCTCTCTGACTGTGAAACATCAGGCCATAGGTTATTCTTTGCATTATCTATGATGGCATTTTTTGTCATTCTGCCGCCATTATTAGTGGTGTCGTCATTAGTTTCTGACTGGCGCCATATCATTTCTGAAGCTACGATACTCATAATCTATCCCTCAAACTGTCATTAATTTAATAGTGCAAGTGTAATAATCGCCCGGATCTGCATTATTCCTCTTTATTAATGCATCTGCAATAAAAGCAGGGGATTCATGGTGACGAAACTTTACCAAAAATGTTTGATACCCGGTATCCAGAGAATACGCTGCTCCAGCCACATCAGCAAGTGCACGTACCTGATCCACCTGTGTCTTGGTCAACCACCCCTGATCTTCTTTAGCCACTAATGTAATAGAGCGCCCTAAACTCAACTGCTGATCACGGACTACTAGATTACCCGCCAATGTTCGTTTAACAGAGGAGGCCACAGAACTATAGGTATCTTCGTCCTCCCATATCATGTGGGTGCTAAGGGTAACGCCTCCTAAAGTTATTGCCACTATGCTATACCTTTTTCAAGTCCGTTCATTACATCTACAAAAGTCTCAACGGCATCAGCCGCCCCGTATAAGGTGGATTCCTTGCCATTAAGAGTAATGTTTAAAGTAGTTACATTACCTACCTTACCAGACCCGCCACCGACAAGCCCCCCTCCAGCAAACGCGGGTAGCCCGCCTTTCATTTTTGGCCTACGCCCTGTTTTTGCAAGTGCTTGCAATCCTGAAAAAAAGCTGCCACCAAAGAACCTTGTGGTTATAGCATCCATAACAAACTCACCGTTAGATAACCATGCAGGTATAGAATCACTTGTTGAGGAGCCTGGCCCACTTACCTGCCCCCCAGAAGAGTACCCTACAATATTGTCGCCTGTATTAGTTACCTTACCATCAGCCCCTACTACACTGGTTATTATACCCCTAAGCTTTATATCCATCACGCCTAAAGCATCTATTCCTGTTTGTATCTGTACAGGATCAGGCTCAAGCTCCACCGGTAATTTCAGATTTGCAGCCTCTATGGCCCCCGCAACAGATTTAGCATATTCATAAGCATTATTACTGTCAAAATCTATTTTAAGCTCTTCCTTTAACTTAGCATTAAACACTTTACTATAATTATTTGCATTAGCATTAATACTATCAAAGTCCAGTTTAAACTCTTCTTTGAATTTAGCGTTAAACACATCACTGTAGTCTTTTGCATTAGCCCCACCCGCCGCTATAAGTGCATCATGCCATTTAGTAAACCGATCTAATGCAGAATCACCAAAGGCCTGCCCATACTGAGTGCCCGCCTCTCTACCCTGTGTATAGAAATCTTTTCCTTGTGGGCCTTTTACCTTTAACTCAACGGGAAACTCAAAATCGTTAAATGTTCTTAATGCTGCATCTGCCCTTCTCTTCGCATCTAATGGATCTATTGTAAGACCAATCGTTATTTTACTGTCAGGGCTTTCTTCAAGATTACGTACCCCCTCTAAAACGGCAGTATCGTCTGGGGTTAAGTCTACGATAACTTTGGGGGGGTCACGATTAATTAGCTCTTGTATATACTTGAAAGTATTTGCAATTTCTATATCTATTGGATCGGCAGCAAATGCTAGCTGTAATTTCTTTACAAGATCTTTACCCTCATTATCAAGTAATTCAGGCAGTATTTTTACAGGAATAGTAGTATCTGCTGATGCGGGGGAGAGAACAAAATCAAGCAACCCGGATAGTAGGCCTTTATCTTTATTGTCTATACTGGCTACTATAGTAGCGTTTATCTTACGATTATCCTCAAGATTCTTTAGTGTGGTTAAATCATCCCCAACTAAAGAGATATCCACAGTTACTGGTACCTTTTCTGCACCAACAGAGGTGTTAAGGCCACTATTAATGGCTTTTTTTATATCATTATCTATTTCATCCCCGTTAATATCTACATTTAACTCATAAGTGTCTGTAGCCCTTTTAAACCCATCTTCTACCCCATCCTTTATGCCGTCAGATACCGTTTTAGAGGTGGTACTTTTAAAAGCCTCTATCTTTTCTTTAGAGGGTATCCATGGATTATTTGTTATATTATCCGGGGTACCTATAGCCCTGTGGGCATCTCGTGTTTTTTTACCCCCCTTTAACCCGGCATCACGATCAGCCTCTGCCTTTGTTAGCCTCTTTACGGCTTCTCTGTAAGCATCTATATCAACTACATCTTCTTTTGTAATAAACTTCGGGAAAGCCTTCTCTAATTGCTCACCTCTATAATTTATATTAGACAAATAGTTAGACAATTCTTTTAATTTTTCAAGTACATTCTCCAATTTAGTTTCTAGGTAGGTGAGTACCGTAGTGAAATCCTCTGCCTGTTTTATTGCCGCAGTCTTTATAGTTTCTGCTGTACTACTAAGACCTGCCTCTAACTCTTTATCAAAAGCTAAGTAGTCCTTCTTGAGTTGCTCAAATTCCTCTTTAGGTATAAGGAATTCTGACTCTCCTGCATAATTAATCCTACGCAAGTCCTTTAGTTCATTTAATAGCCCCTGTCTACTCTTAAATTCTTCCTTAGAATCCTTGCGTAAGGCTCGGGCACGATCTACCTCTCCTTTTTGTGTCGCAGCATCGACGTCCTTAAGTAATTGTAGCGACCTCTTCCTATTTGCTACTAGTTTTTCTTCTAGTTCATTACGACGTAAGGTAGATATCTCGTTAAGATTGTCCCCTTCAAGTAATTTTAACTGTTCTTTTAATTCAGCCTCTACTGCCTTTCTTGACCCTTCCCCACGTATTTTTATTTTTTCTTTTGCCTGCTTACGCAATAGATCTTTTTCTTCCTCTAAAGAATCGCTTAGCTCCTTACGGGCTTTTTCCCCACTTATAGTTAATTCACGATCTTTTAGCCCCTGATCGAAGTCTACAAGAAAATCTTGCAAATTATCCCTAAGGGCAACAAGCTCATTACCTACATTATTATATGCAGATATAGCTGATTTTTTGTAAGCTAATGTAACACTTGTCAATTCTTTTTGTTTTGCTACAGCTTGTGCCAGGGCGACTTTTTCTATCTCTAGTGCAGAGGCTGATTTTTTATATGTTTCTATTATATTTACCCCAGATATATTTAACCCTTTCTGCGCCTCCATTGCTGCTTTTAAAGCTATACTAAACTGTTTTATTTTAGCAGCATCCATACTCCCTATAAGCTTATCAATTAGCTTCTGCTGTGTGGGGTTTATATTAGATACACGTTCAGGTTTAAATTGGTCACCACGATTAAGGTATTTATTAAGATTATCGCTAGCTGCTCGGTAATTATCGTTTAGCTTACTCCATCTATCATTTAATACTCCAAGCGTCTCCGTCTCATTCTCTAAATCCCTTTTATTATTAGGGTCTACTAAACCCCCATCTACCGGTATCCCAGCTAAATTTCTATATTGATCTATTTCTTTAATTATTTTTTCTTGTGCTTCAAAGGCCTCTAATGCTGCTTGTTTAAATTTAACATAATCTAATGTGGTACTACCCATAGTCTTCGATATCGTCCCCCCAAAAGCATCTAGTATAAGTTGTACATATTCATCCATGTTTTCTTTTGCATTAGCGGTGCTTTCGGCTACCCCATCCATACTTTCTTTTAACGTAGATAGCCTATCGCCCAGGGTGCCCAGTTCTTCCTCTATATTGCCAACCTCTATAAAATATGGAGCACCAGCATACTTATAAGATTTTAGCTTTTTATACCTATTTGCTAATCTTACAAAAGCCTTTTCAGTTTTATTGTATTCCTTTTGCAGGCCGCTTTGTCTATCTTCATCTTCTTTAATCATATCTTGCAGACCTTCCATGGCTTGCCCGTATTTAGCTATTTCAGCAGTCATCTCCTTTAATATGGTTATCTGCTCTTTCCCACTAGTAAACTCACCAAAAGGATCTTCAGATGTAGGAACCCTGCCATTACGTATCTGATCATTAAGTTCCCTGACAGCATCCTTAGATTTTTGTATTTTATTTTCATAGGCCTTTTGCGCTACCCTTGCTCTGCGTTCAAGTATGCGTGTCTTAGTGCTCATAAAGCCGAACATTTTTTTTATGGTATTCCAGTTATCATAGATAATTGAACCTACTGAGGCTAGTATTACACCTATCACAGTAAATGCAACGGCAAATCTAGCCAGAAATCCAGCTACTTTACCAAAACGAGTAACTTTTAATATGGCTGCTTTACTAGCTGCTGTGTAGGCGATGATTGACCCTGTGGCGGAATCTACTGCTGTGGTTACCCTGGTCATTGCTACAGTAGTAGCTACAGCACCCTGTACTATCATGGCAAATGCAAGTCGGGCAGAGAACCCCATAAATATAAATAATGTAAAAATCCTCTTTACCAACCTTATAATTGGTCTAAGGACACTGAGGGTTAATGCTACAGACATACTAATAATCCATGTACTTACGTTATAGCCGATAACCCCCGCTATTACATAACCTAAAGATCTCCATACCGCAGTAAATTTTACCAAAGCAGATACGGCCTCGCCTAAACTATCAACTACTACATTAATATTTTTACCAAATCCAATAAAGAAATCCTGTAATGCAGGATCATTTAATGCATTTATAATACGTACTATATGCTTTTGTAGTGTCTTTAATGCCTCGCTGCCTGCATCAATAGCCAGTGCACCAAAAGCACCTTTAGCTATTAAAAGCTGCTGCACAACAGACTTAGTTATAGTGGCGTACTCGTCAGCAGAGGATGTTGCTTCTTTATACGCCTTTCTACCTATAGCTAATGCACGGTCAAGCTGGGTTACACTATTACCCGCATCATTAACCTGTTTAGCAAATACAGATAATGATCTGCTGCCCGCCCCTGCAAGGTTAATCATTTGCCCTATCTGTTCACTTTTAGGCAACCTGCTTATCTTGGTACTAATTATACGCAGGGCTTCCATGTTCCCTTTAGTGGCTATTATATCCTGCCAGTACCCTTTGGTAACCCCCAACACATCAGCAAATTTTTGTGCATTTACAAGGAATCGTGGGAATAGCTTAACGTAGAAGGTGGCACCAACTTCATTCGTATTACCTAGCTGCTTTGTGGCTGCCGCTAGAGCAAGAACCTCTGTTATCTGATCACTGGCTACCGGGCCTATACGTTTAGTGATATCAAGAAGGTCTTTAGCATTAGCCACTGTATTGTTTGATAATGCATTCATTACATCAAACACACGACCAACTTCATCAGGGCCTATATTGAATATTGCCGTTGCCTGCGAACCAAACTCAGCTAATTCCTGTGAGGTCAGACCTAGAGTGACGGTTGCTATTGCTACAGATTTAGTAAAGCTCTCGATAGCAGAGCGGCCAAAATCACCAAGGCCTAACTGCCCGGCAATAGCTGCTATCACACCGAGCTCTTTAGCGGCAATACCTATTGTTCTGGATAGGTTAAGGAGGGAGGTAGACAGCCCTTTTATAGATTCATCAGTAAACCCTGTGGTCTTCTGAACATCCTTCATCTGCCTTTCAAATTCGGCAGCAGCTTTTACAGGGAATACTATTACAGCACCGGCGGCGAATGCCGCAGACATAGCGCCTACGACACGTATTACCGTAGACTCCATATTTTTTAATTTTTTTGTGGCCCTGTCATTAACAGCTACGTTAATGTTCATATTAGCTTTACTGGTCACTATACATCTCCTTTAAGGTATCAAGATATTTTGTCAGACTATCTTTTTCACCAAAAACACCAGCTATGGCCTGAGCCGTATCGACCACCATGACAGTTCTTTCTTTTGCTATTCTCCTATTTATAGACTTTGTACACAAATCTAACTTATCCAGAGTCATATTAAGTATTTCTGACTCTCTATAGCCGTGTTTTACGAGGAGCGTTATGCTGTCAACGAAAGTGCTGCCAGCGTCCTCTTTTAAGCTATACTGTCGCTTTTTTCGGGTTGGCTCAGACCGACGCGGGGCAGTACGCTCTTCAAGAAAAAACCTTTATTTACCTCAAATTGCTTGGTAACTAAAGTAATCATATCGTCTAGTTCCAGGTTTTCTACATCTTCTGGGTCTAGATCGCATAAATCAGCACTAAGGTAGATTATTCTAGAGGCCGCTTTAGTAAGTAGCGGAAGTATCATATCCGGCTTCATAAAATCAACTTCTTTAGGCATATCCCCGAAATTTTCTATATTCATTTCTACCATAACAAAGCCAATGAAATCCATGACACGACCAATATTTTTAGCCCTGCACTTAAAAATCTCTACTTCTTTACCATCTTTCATTATGGCAGTTATCTTGCCTTCATCAGACATAATATTTGCTGTCTCTGCCATTGCTTTAGCCGAACTGGCTTGTGTCTTTTTTTTCTGTCTAGTCATAATTACACCTTTATCTCAATTTAATAAAAAAGGACGCACCCCAAAAAGAGATGCGACCTTTACATTACCGCTAATTAATTGTCCTCAAATTACACGCCCTTTACTGTCTGGCTAAAGAATTTAGAGGAACCAGAACGTGTATCGTCTAGTAACAATGATCCTGTTAGCTCAAAACTACCAATTTCCTCGTTAATAAGACCATAGCCTGTCAACGGGTCAAGATCCGCTTTAAACATATCTACAACAACAGGATCTCCTCCTTCTGTATTTAGACCGGAAAAGCGTATCCACCGCTGCTGTGATGTCTTGGTAAAGGCGGCCAGGTTATCCAACGAACCGTGATCAAATGTAATATATAGAGGGTTTGTGTTTGCCAGATTGACTGTTGCCCCTCGCACTGTTTGTTTATCCGTATCATAGATATGGATATCGCCGGTTGCCAGATCTACCCAACCATTTAATGAATTAACTGTATCTGAATCTGTATCACCAAACTGGTAGGTGGTGGTAGGTACCGCATCATCACTAATAACATAGGTTGCTGTAGTGATATCCGCATAGACCGTCCCTGTTGCATGATTAACGATAGGAACCACAGTCTCGCGTGATCTTGCCCCGGTAAGAGGTATACCTGACAATGCCGCAGTTATTTGGAATGCTACAGATACCGCTGCGGGGATATTTGCTGTAGCCCCCCAGAAGCCGAGTGCTAGATTTTCCATGTCCATGTCTTCCAATGTCATGGTAAATGTGCCTTTCTTTTCCTGCACGATAGTTAAGTCAACTGCACGAGAGCCCGACATTGATTCTTTATGCTCGAATTTAGTTGTCTCAATAGAAATCTCTAAACTAGGTACATTACCCACGCGAACAAAGCCGCCTGGATCTCCTGTAATTGCGTCTTTTTCTGCAACATAAATGTTGCCCTGCCCAGAATAATAAGCCATGATTTATATCCTCAATTAGATGAAAGTCCGATTACCGGGAGATCAGTCTCCCATGTTTGGCCATAAAATATTGCACCTTCAATGTCCGTCTCTATTGGAGTTTCACCAGATAAAATCCAAGGCCGATTATTAACACCTCTATATCCTAACACAATATCACGCACTTCATCCAATAGGTCTGTGGCGATAGGTTTAGTGTCTGTTGTAGCAGCATACTTGTAATTTATCCCAACTACAACAGTAAAGAATGCAGTTAAATATACTGCACTTCTATTTAATGGCTGCCCCCGCCCACCATCTTCCTTGTTGCTAATGCCCTCAAATGTCACACCAGCGAGAGGGTAGCCTACTGCACCTACGAAGGTAAAAAGTTCTTCTAGATTAAACACAGAGAAGCCCTTAGCATCAATAGATGGGGCGGTTTTAACTAAAGTAACCAACTCTGTCATCATCTCCGCGACAGTTGCCGATGGCTTACCCATTAAATGCGCCTCTTTATATTCTTTAATAGAGTTAATTCAAAAGTCTTAGCATCACGTTTAGATATGCCCATAAAAGGTCTTGCTGGAATTGTAGCCCCGCTTGGTGTTTTTCCGCCAAAGTTTTGTACGCCGGCATAAACTGCTGCCGCACCACGTATTCCAATAGAAAACACACCAAAACCCCCATTAATTCGTACATATGGGGGTAGCCGTTTAACAACATCTATTGCATTGCGTAGCTTACCCGTATCTACTAATGCCTGCGTTATCCCGGTAGTATTTACCTTACGCCGCCTAACAGTAGATTGTTTCGGCCCCCGCCAAAAACGGCCATCAGGCCCTCTTTGCGCATTACGATTTTTCCCTCTCGGGGCAAACCTTTCTATTGTCTTAGTAAGAAAATACTGCTCCAATAATGTCTTGGATAAGCCGACACGTACCCCCATTCTTGCGCCACGCAACATACGCAATACCCTACCTTCCCCGGTAATAGAGGACTTAAAGAATCCCTTATTACTTCTGGTTTGACTAGGGTATAGTAAAGCCATTTATAGCTCCGTAGAACGTACTGCATACAACCCATCATAGGGTGTAAAAATATGTTCATTTACATGTGTATATATAATATCCTGTAGGGGCTTGGACATATCCACAATATCTTTTTTATTGTGCGTTGCTGCATGTGTATGGTGTACATATACAGCAGCAGAGATTGCCGCCTCTTTAAGCCAACCAGGTATAGAAGCAGACCCTTCTTTAAACCCGGCAGTATACTTTACTGCTATGCCGGAGTAGGAGGTGTTTAGGCTGCCTAATATGCGTAATGTGCCCTTTTTTCTATCTATAAAGTGATATAGGCTATCTATCTGGGTTAGCCCTGCTATATCGTCCAGTAATGCCTCATTAGCTGAGGTATTATATACTTCTATTGCATCACCGGTCAGGTGCCTCTGTGTAAGAAATAAAGTATATGGGGTAAAAGTATCATATAGGCCCAGTGTATTATTAAAATAGTCTATGCGGGTCTTATAGAATAGTTTAGTACGCAATATTGACTCTATCATCGTAGTTGCCGATTCAAGAGAAGACTGGACAGAGTCAGTATTACCTACACCTACCATGTTCTGTAGATTCATTCTCTCCAGAACATCATTTACGTCGGCTAATATCATCTATTTACCATGACGGTTAGGTACCCTTTTTACGACGGGTAGTCTTCTTCTCAACCGGCTCCACAGTAGGGTTCTTTTTTCTAGGGCTGGTTGTTTCTTTACCCATGTATGGGGCAGCTAGCTTATCCGATGTTTCTACAAATACCGGATGATCATTATTAGCACTGTCATACCATACATGTGAGTCTAGATTAGCTGCTACCTCTTTAGAGACTGTAACTATATCCCCTTTCTTGATAGGACTTTTTGATAGTAAAGGTGACCCGAAATTTTCTGCACCTACTAAAACACGTTTTATATTAGCCATGATTCTTCACCTATTACTTATTTGAAGTTGATTACAAATTACTGTTTAGGGTAGATAGTAAATAGAACCGTATTGCCGGTCGTAACTGTAGTTACCTGTACAACATCTACTGCAGTTACTGAGGCTACCACAACACCCGGTACCCCTGCGGTGTATTCGATTGCTTTAACCTCATCGCCTACCTTAACCCCTACGATAGCAATATTGGTATTAGCTGCCACTCCTGCCGCTGTAGCATTCCATACACCCTGTAGCTGGCGTATTGCGTGTCCCTGATGTGCTTCTCTATTCCAAGCCATGTTTATATCTCCTAATTATTAGGCTTAAGGGGCTGAAGCCCCTGTCACCTTAAATGTTAGTATACCTGTTCTCATGTTAATTAATGTTTAGGTAGAGCCCGCTTACCCCTTCCATAATACTTTGCAACAGGTCTTTTAATCATCAAATATTAGTATATTTGACAGTCGCTGATTCATCATCCCACTTACAATCAATACGCATTGTCAGGACAATAATGATCAGGCGGGCACGAATATCTTTTTCAGTTTCAACGCTTACATCACGCTGGATACCAAATAAAATATTCTTGGGGAAAGTAAACAAACCCGTAGCTGCTGGCATCAAAGGGGAGGCCTCTACAGTGGTGCCGTATGCCACCAACTTCCCATCCCCGGATAATGCTGAGTCACCATACCCCGTGGCACGTTTTGCAACATTAGCACGATATTTAATCGTATCCTGTACAGGGATAAACTGTCTCAAGTTACTCAATACTCGTAAGTATTTCTGAGGCATAGTCAATAGGCCCTGCTCAAATACATCCGGGCTAATACCCACAGAGGCATTATCATAAACATTAGATACGGCGGTTTTTAACAAACCATCATTTAATGCCAGATAGGCATCGCCAGAAGCAGTATCTGCGGTTAATGCCCACGTCTCTAGATCCTCTGCTGCGCGTTCTGCTATCAGGCGCATAACATGATCCTCAAAAGAACGGCCTTCAATATTATCTTCCAAAAGATCATAAGGGATATGCACCTCGGCCATAACCTCTTTACTTGTCAAAGTGATTTGTGAAGTAACCGGCTTAGAGCGATCCGCTGCCGCGAGATAACGACTGTTAGTGCCTGCATCTGCTGCAAATGGGGGTGTCCCTTGCGGGGCCGCCTTCATAATTCTCTGACCAAAACCAAGACGATTAATCTTATGCGTTGGCGCAGGCATACGAATTACGCGGGCCTGATTAAGAATAGTAGGCTGTTCCACAATCATATCAATAAATGTATTTGCCTGCGTAGGGTTAAGCGAACCGCCATTTGCGTCCAGATCCGCTATAACGATATCTGCACGTTTGGCCAGTTCTTTATTAGTTAAAGCCATGTGTATTTCTCCTGTTACAATTAAAAGTTACGGTTATCCGAGTTGACTGCCAAACATCCCGTTAAAACAGCTTTCTTCCCCGCTATTTCTACGAATGTTGTCTTCATCCTCAGAAGTATCATCATTATCTGAACGGGTCACCGTACTACCACCTAGCTCATCTACTTCCTGTTTAAGTGTCTCAAATTTTTCCTTGAAATCCTTACGCATAGCACTAATAGCCTGAATAACAGGGTCATCAGACTCGTCATCATCCTGTGTAGTGCCTTTTTCTTTACCTCCTAATACATCACGCATGACTTCAGAAACAATATCCTTCATTTCACCACGGGTGACATAATCCGGGTTATCTTCTGTATTTTCCTCAGAAGTTTTTTCATCACCTTCTGTAGTAGTGTCCTTCGCCTCTGATCTAGATACCTTCTCATCATTAGATGTTTTTGCATCCTTATCAATTTTATCCTCTTCTGCTGTTTTGGCAGAATCTTCGCGTTTTGCTTTTAAATCTTTATCTTTTTGTGACATGGTATGTGTCTCCGGTTTAGCGTTACGTTCTGCACTTGCTTGTTTGATAACTGCACGGGGCAAGCTATCCATCAGGCTAACAATGTATGAAGTAAAATCATTCGTTGCATTTTGAACAAGTGTTTTTCTTTCGTCAAGGGGAAGTCCACTATAAATTATAATATTTTCCAAAATACTCTGTAGAATATAAATAGCATCCCACGACTTATCAGTGAATTCGGGATCAGCTAAAGCTGTTGCAAAATTAAGATGCCCCCAGCCCCAATTCCCGTATGCCTGCTCAATAACCGAGCGATACACCATTGCAGGAACATCCGTCTTTTCTGTACGCGAAACTAAACCAGTAACGCCTTCAGCAATACGTACTTTCCGTACTTCGTTATCTTCAGGAACCTCATGTCTGGTGACGATTGCCCCGCCTTCCAACATTTCAATACCATCAGTTTTGTAATTTACGCCACGACTATCAAGCCACCCCTGTACCTCTTCCATAGTCTCGAAGCCATCCATCTCCAGACCAACAAGAGTAACCCCAGTTATGGCGGGCGCATCTCTGGCGACAAAAGATGCCGCATCTACATTAGCTGTGTAGCCCCCACCTAAATCTATGGGAGCTATATCTTGTATATCGTCAGATTCCTTTCGTTTAAGAAAGTAGTTCCCTTCTTCATCAGTACGTAGCTCGTAATCCTCAGACATACCAAACTGAATCATCAGGTCGGCGGCCTCCCCTTCAGTAACCCCAAAAGGAAGATCTATAGATAAAAGTGAATTATCACTTCTCTTTTTCCTACGTTTACGCGTGGGAATTATGTCTTTTCCGCCATTAGCACTTCTCAAAACTTTAAATCCTGTCCTATTTGCCGGTAATCCTACAACAGAAAGGAACTCTGGTTCAACTAATTTCATTAACTGTGCTTTCTGCCTCTCTACCTTCTTTGTCTTCTTTGCCATTACTTATCTCCCTCACTAATCACGAAATTATATCTATGTGAATGTTCAAAAGCCGAATCAGTTACTGTGTGTATACTAATTGTATGGCTGTGCCCATTAGACATAGAGGTACCACCAAACATAACATTACCTTCATCATCAAGCCAGATAAAAAAATTATGTACATGGCCGTCATAAGGGTCTGGTTCTGTTACACCGTATCTGGAATTGTCTGAGTTTACCTGCACATCTATATTAAAAGTGTTTACCAGGGCCTCGTAAGAGTACCCATTTAATTCACCACTTAAAATTTTCTGCCAAACATCATCAGCTTCGACATACATACCCACGACCCAAGATCCCTCTATGAAGGTGGGGTCGCCTTCCCGTGCTATGAATGATTCTATAACGTATAAATCCTGTCTGTCCACTTTATCATGATCAATATCCTTAAGAAAACCATTAATCATGAAATGATATGCAAAATCTTTTATAGACTCTTCTGTATGAAAATCGCCATAAGTGTTAGTTGTATTTGGTATCAAAACCTCAGCAAACACTATCCTATGAAAGCCTTCACTATCTATAACCATCTCTTTCATAAACGTACCATGCCTCTAAAACTTACAGATAGGCTATGTAGAGAGGATAGACTAATAATAAGAAAATCAACAGTTATATCCTGTTTGACTATAAAGTTATGTATATGTTGCATTATTCCTGGCCGTGCTCTACTGCTTGTGAAACGGCCCCCGTTTCCCCGACTTTTTCTACTTTTTTTACAGTGCCGTCTTTAATACCTGATAGTGCAGCCGCTTCACCTTCCCCGGTTTGCTGAGTACTACCCATGGTTTTTATAGACAATGAAATAGGTACATCCATCCACTCTTCATAATACTCCTCCCCTTTCTCTGGGTAGAGCGGCAGCGATAATTGCATTGTCTCATTAATCATCATGATTGCAGATCTTGGGGTTACACCCCCCATTACATTAACAGCAGTCAACGTCTTAACTACCTGATCGGGGTTAGTTACACTGGGGCCACGGCTTTCCAATTTCACCGTTTTCAGATTTAGCCCACTTGGGTGATTAATAAAATTTTTATTAGCAAATTCATCATGAATCTTACGCTCAGGCAGGAATACTTGGGTCTCTGCCACATACATACTAGTCTGGGCTGTACTGAAGTTTACATCCTGCGACATCCCGATAACTACCGGCGGTAGTCTAAAAGAAGATCGTACTTTATTTATATTTGAGTCATCATACTCTTTAAACAAACCGTCACTCGGCCTTTCAGATGTCAATTTGTCTACCTGTATTCTTGCTATGCCCTTATCATCCAATCCTGTAGTTTCAGGTATGGCTTCTATTAGTAGAATTTGGTTTTGCCTGTCCTTACCGACCCCTTTTGCTTTTAATAGCCTATTAAGATCTTCAAATGACTGCTTGGTTAGTCGCCCACCGGCCACAGATAAAATCATGGGGGGTACAGTATTATCCTCGAAATACCTAAGATTCACCTCCTCCGATTCACGGCTACCTAATATGGAGGGGAGCTGGGATACCCACCTAGGGAGCCCATAAGAATCATCCGAGTATTGTCTATGATGTAACAATTCTGTAGCCATATCTTCTTTTTTTATTATATATGCAATACTACCTTTGCCATCTGCTTTAGTAGCATATTTGCCAGTACGGTAATCCATATCACGTGGATCACCGAACTCTTTAAAATAGGTTTTAGTTGATCCGGTTATTTGTATAAACTTTCTAAATTTTTTACGTTCAGTTATCCTACTACGCCCACCACCCCGAAGTATCTCAGTAGTTATTGTAACGCTTTTGCCTGATTTGCGTAGTAGGCGTATGTTAAATGCACTGGCATGTTTTATTAAAGTGGGCTTTCTTCTAGCATTGCGTATTACTTCATAAAAACCAAAGCCATATCGTTCATAATCTTTTACCACCTTAGCCTGTACGGTCATAAAAGATTCATTTACATTAGCTGCTGTTATAAATGACTGTAATATTTTTTTCTCTTCTTCGTCTACCTCTACGCCCTCTTCTATCGGGATTACCCTCGAACCGAAGCGCACAACATTGGTTATCATCGCTTCTATACACTGGGGTACTATATTTGACTGGTCAACAAACCCTGATAAAGAAGGGATGTAGTAGGGTGTGGCTAATATTATATCAGCTACATCTGCCCCGAAATTATCTGTATCCTCAGACTGTCTGGATATGTCATTTCTCTTCTCCCTACTTGCCATCCTTCGTATTCTAATACCATCATTCTTACTGCGGCGTGTACGGTTCATATTCTGCCCTCATAAATATAACCCTTAGCCTTCAATATGTCATTAAGGCACTCGTTTGAGTCATTGGGGCCTAAGTATAGAGACACCTTCCATCCGCCCGCACCTATGGTATGCACTTTAATAAAACAGCGTTTATGTATTGTTAATGTTTGTACGTGTTTTCTAACCTGGCCTGCTTCTGTGTTTGCTGTGGTCTTATATGCGTCTGGGGTATCTACCCCATGTAGCCTAGCACGTACTCTTTTATGCAGCCCATCTATCCCCAAGTCTACCATTAGTACTAAATCATCACCAGAATGAACCTCAACCACATCAACGTGATACTGTTTAGTACATAGCTTGCTCATGTAATGTATTACTCGCCAGTAGAATATAGATGCATTTCTGCATTATAGGCAAAATAATCAGGATACTACAAGGAATAAAAACTTATTGAGGAAATAAGCCGTTAGTTATCTGCAAATTTTATTCTCTTAACCCACTCAGGCAAGTGGTCTGATTTCCAGAGCTTTACAGATTTTGATTTGTTACTGTAGCAACACCATACATCATAATAGTTGTGCATTTTTACAATTTTTAAATAAGACAAATCCTCGCGGCCTATGCCATAAGGCATTTTCCTGCCAACAATACTTACTACTGTCTTATCGAATCTTATATGGCAATACCCTATACCATTATCGTATATTAGTACCACACCACTTAGGGGCATCCCTTCCTGTGGGTTTCTGGCAGGCCATATACTTAATTTCTTTTCCTTAGTCCACGCATATTTTGCAGCCGATTTCAAAATTGCTATCTCTTAGTAAATATAGCTTCTGTTGCATCTGGTATTGCTACTTCGCCCAAGCCCTCTGTACCAATATAGGTATCATCATCTATAGCTAGATCCAAAACCGGCTCTATGTCTGTATAATCGTACATGTTGGTATCAAATGTATCTATATACCGTAGTAGGTCTGCTATTTCGCTGTTTCCATCTACTGCATTTATAGAGTCTACTATATGCAGTTCTCTGATATTACCTACAGATTTAAACAGATTCTCAACTAACTCATTAACTTCTTCGTTTTCCCCGTCTGTGCTACTACTATAATTAGCTAAAGAAGTCATGATATCTAGAAGAATAATCCGTAATATCTGAGAATTGGCCTCTAAATCAAGTATTCTACTATGTAGGGGGCTTATCTCTGCCTTTATCATAGCAGAAACACCTTCTTGCGTTAAAAGTACAGGATCGCCCTTCTTTTCCCTGGATACTCTAACAATACGGTCTTTACCCATGCCTTTTCCTTCTATGTCCTCTTTTTGTCGATTTTTCATCATTTCCTGCAATGAAATACCATTCTTTCTGTAGATAGGGCATACCCGGATGATCACAGGGCATAAATATACTTTTTAGCATATTTTCGTCATATTTACCCCTTTTCCACCTAAAAGACCAACATCCAGAGATAGTTACTGATTTTTCAGCTAAAACACCATTATCTACTAGTGTTTTTTCTATACTGCCCCTAAGCCGGTCTGTATCTATAAATCCTAGATGAAAATACTGATATTTCTTATCAAAATCCATGCCGTTGCCAAGTCTCTTATTGACAACCACTGAAGCCTTCTTTCGTCTTTGTCTTCCCATCTAAAGTACATCCACGAGTATACCATTTTCCGGTTCTATGGTTAGGGTATCACTGTATTTCAATAAACCTACTGTACTCTGTGGTAGCTGAAGAGACACCCATATATCTGAATTACTCTCATTAAACCCTACTAAGTCCCTAGGTACATTAACGAGTATCTTTAATACTGTATAGGAGTGTGGAACATCTATAAATATCCTGCCTACCTTAATACATTTAGCGGCATAATCAATTTCATAGGGAATACCGTATATTATCTTTCCTTCTTTTTGTGTCTTGTCCCACATTACATGTATATGCATTAATAGGTTATTATCTTTTAGAGGCCGGGTACTATCATCTATATAGTCCACATCTTTTTCAGGTTTTTTACCTTCAGCTACTACAAGTAATGAAGTTCTATTAATTATTATATTACTCATCCTTTTTCCCTGCCATAAATATATAATTAATAAAAACCACCATCTTCCCTCCTTATAAAAGATTGCCTATTTTTCTTTTTACCCCTATCCTTATCTTCCCTTTTTACTTTTGCATTTACTGTGTTAGTAGTAAGCTGCCTGAGTCTAGTTAATTCCTTATTAAGCACTACTACTCTTTTTTGTAAAATATTGCTTCTTTCACTTATAGTAGACAAAGTGTTCTGCAATGAATCAAACTTTTCTATGCAGAGCTTTGCATTGTCTTCTATGACTTTTTGATTAAATTCTGCTTTTTCCTTTTCCTCTAAATATTTACCACTTAATTTTAGCAAGGCATTCTCTAATTCAATTACCCTATCACTGTCCCTTTCTTTAACAAAATTATACCCCTCTATGTAGCCTTTCTCATACCCTTTCTCGCCCGCATCTTCTATTGCCTGGCGCACCCCGTCTTTATCCCCCTGATTTAGTCGTACACGTATATTCATAGCTGTAATAGCATTACTTCTTTCAGTTTACTGTTGTGTAGTTCTATTGCATCATCGCCCGCACCAATATAACAGGATAGTTCTACACGTGTAGTGTACCCGCCATGAAAAGGAACCCCAAGACCAATAGTAATGGGTTCTACCGTCTCTATACTAACTCCATCTATATTAAATACTTTTCCATTGAATGATGGTGCATACTTTTTAGTATACGGGTTGTTACCCTTACTACCAAAAGCTAATAGTACTTTTATTTCGTCTTCTGCTTTATTGAGCAAGAGTTTTACCTCTGCAAGTTTCCTATTACTTTCTTCTAATCTACCTTGCATATCTACTATCATAGATATTTCAGGGTCTTTATCCCTAGCACTTTTTTTGTGTATTCTTACATTATGCAAAATACTTTCCCCTATTACCCTAATATACCGCTGCCATAAACCCTTTACGCAATCTCATTATTCTTTTTTCAATAGTATGTATGGTCGAATCACACCTACTTACAATATCTTGACGGCCTGTAAGCAGCATGTGACTCCTGTGTTCTTTTAAATAGCCTATGTATGCCTCCCAGTATTCTATGCGGCCAGATGTTGTTATGGCTGTCCTACTGGCTAGTTTATGCAGCCTGTTATCTAGAATACCTTGCATAAAGCTTATTTTTCTATGTGCTGGCTGTTTTACTATAACTGAATGCATAATTACATACCTTTAAACTGTGGGTTTTTCCTTAATACCGCTATCTCTGCTTCTGCAATACTTATTGTTATTTCTTTATCGGCTAGTCTAATAGCCTCTTCCAGAGGCCTCCCCTCTAATCTATTTTTAATTATATGTAATACAGATACTAAACCAATATAATCACCTATTTCCATTACTTCCTGTAAGGATACGCCCCGCTTTCCTAGCACCTCTCTAAGTAATGAAGTATATTCTAGTAATACTCTCGACAGGTCTAGATCGCTACATAGCATTTCTCTGCGTATCATTATTACTCATCTCCTAAACTATTTGTAAAGCCGCATTATACCTCTAGCCGGGGGGCACATCAACTATGATTTGTATATAGTTAGCTATTAAATAGCTTCTACCATAATAACAATTATCCACAGCAATGCATTAATTGTAATCAATGTCATTTTAATACCTCATAAAGTTCTTGAGTCCAGTCTTTAGGCGGGGCAATATGGTATAAAAATATTTCTTTTCCTTTTTCTGTACGCCAAAGTGACATCGAATAATATTTCTTTGGTTCATGTGAATAGCCATAAACCCAGCCGTCGTTATCTGTAGCCATAAATTTAACCCAATTTGGAAATTTAATCTCTACTTGCATTGTTCTCATCGTTTTTCCCCACCATATAGTTGTTAGCCACAACCGGCCCATACCAGTTGTGGCACACAATTATTTCTCTACTTCTTTAACACTAATTTCACGCCCATCGTAGACAGTACGATCTGCGCTACCACCATCCTGCAGGGTTAGTTCTTCGACTGACTTTCCATTATCAGTAACAGAAATTTTCACTTCTTTCGTATTCGCGCAGTGCGCTGTAATAACAACATTTGTAGTCATGGTTAGATGCCCTTTTAAATTGCAGTGGATAATAAATTATCATACCAGACAGCACCCACTACACTATACTTGCTGGTAAATTCAATCAATTTGGGAATTAAATTTCAAATGACCCTCGGAAACTAGGAGGAGAATCTATGTTGCGGATAAGGCAGTGATCTTTCATGTTTCTAATTCGCCTTACTAATTCTTCAAACTCACCGTCTCCTAAATCATAGAACCTAACATACGCCCTCCTCTTGTACACCCCAGTTAGAATGATTGTATTGTTCCCTCGAATTCCTACATCAGCATCAACTCGTGTGTATTCTTTAAGTTCTGCTACTTTTGATGCAACAAAGCTCCTATGCTCATTAATCATTGCACGGAGTTGGTTTACTGAAATCCATAATTGAGCATTTTCTTCTTCAAGTGCTGTTATGCCTAGTTTATTTTTAATCCATTCCATCATATCTGCCACCATTTTCGTTCAATATCCTCCTCTACCACATTACAGAGAAGGCGTATATGTTCTTTTGGTATCCTGACCGTTGGGTTTCCATGCTCACTATACAGTTTAAGATATCTGCGTATTTCCGCGGTTAATAGCCTAGCTTTGGTTTTGTTCATTAACCCCCCTCTACTCTCAATAAGATTATCAAGATAATATGTTTCGAGGCCGCCGCCCAAATAACCCATAGCTCTCTTTATTAATTGAAATGCTTCTTTCACCTACCATAGCTCTTTAAAAACTCAACCACATTTTTAGTATTACGAATCCACCGTGTCATCTGGTCTATGTCAGCCGATGGGTTCCCCTTAAGTATGGACACATACACTTCATCCTCCCCTAATGTAATAATTTTATTAAGTAGGGTAGCCATCTGCATACAATCATTTCCTTTTATCTTGTTATGCACTATTACTGATATACGGCATCTATCCGCCCTGGCTGACATTGCTTCTACCATTCCATATAACTCAGAAAATGTGGGGGTAGTCTGCGCTCTAGCATAAGCGGATAATACTAGTAAAATAAATAGACCCTTTGCTATATTTTTTATCTTCATTTCTAATCTCCATGTTGTTCATGTACGTCCCTCATGTCTTTAGCCTTTGTAACTGCTACTACGGCATCTTTCATAAGTTCTGTGCTGATATAAACACTATACTTCCCCCGTGGAAAGTTATAGCCCCTCTCATTGTTTATAATAGTTTCCAGTATATCTGTCATCCTGGCCAGCAGCCTGTCTCGCGCCCATCTTTCATCAGCACATGGTGGGTGACTGTTGCCGCCTATCGTCCTTTCCAGCGCCAGTAGCCTGTTCTCTAGCTGTGTGATGGTATCGCTACATTCTTTTTGTGCAGAAAGTAGCCCAGCATTAGCCCAGACCCTTTCCAGGAAATCGCGCTCTACCCTTATTTCTCTATGATAGTCGCACTCTCTAATCCATTGGCCGCCGTCCTCATCAGGCGGTATACAATCACAACTTGGCATCCCCATAATTATTCTCCTATATTTTGTTTTAGATTATTTATAGCTAATTCAAGCCTGTTCATTAATGGTATTGTGCCACACGTTTCATCAACAATATCTGATGATAGAAATGGTGTTGCAGCTTCGATTAGCTCATTAACTAGATCAACATATCTGTTATGAGATTCCTGAGCTTTTAGCAATCCAGCATGACTGCAAAGTTTTTTTAGCCCAGTCTGCTCTGCATCTAAAATCGCATTTGCAAACTGTATGCAAAATTTATCTGCTGCTGGATGATTAAGATGGTGTGCATCATTCAATTTTGCTATTTCAAGTATTTTTTCTGTATTCATCTTTTCCAATACTCCAATCACATTATCTATCAGTAGGGTAGCGTCGTTTAGCTCTATCAACCCGTCTCCCTTATCTATTTCTTCCTTGCGGTCTGCATATAGGACATAATCCCCCTCTACACACTCATCCATTGGGGGGGCCCAGAAGCTATTAGACCTGTATCGTTTTATATACCCATCGCCCATCACTTACCTCCTTTGTAGCTAATTTACCCCCATATAATCCACAAAGTAACAATGGCCGCAATTGCTATTACCACTAAAGCGACTATTGCAAAATTTTTCTCACTCTGAGAAAGTGTTTCTGCCACTCTTTTTACTGGTTCCTTATTCATTTTAATCCCCTTTTATATAGTTATCAGGCTTTTCCCGAAGCTACATCGGAAACAAAGCGGTGGCATTCATCATGCACCCCCTCCAATATGGCTATCGCCGCATTTACACTAACCTTTTCATTACTTATAACATCTTCAATATGCATCATTGCTGTAACACCTGCGTAAAATGCCAATCGCATTTCATTAATTTGTATATCTGCCGCATCTTTAGGCACCACCTGTGCTAAAAACGTACTCCATTGTTCCTGTATTGTATTCATTTAAATTATTACTCCTCTGCAATTCCTTCAAATTCAATACACATGTAACGTAATCTTTTTGCATCTTCTCTGGTCAATATCCAACAATCCCAATGCCCATATTTGCTCTTATAATTAAAGATATATTTAATGCCAACCCATACCCTTTTCCATAAAGGCCGCCACTGGTTTAAATAGACCTCTGTATGTAATTCCCCGTCTTCCTTATCCAGCACAAACCGTAACGTATGTTCAGAACTACCACACCGGCACTCAAAATAATGTGTTCCATCTAGCATCTATTTCACCTTTCCCTTTCTTTATATTTGACTATTAAAGCTAGTGCATTTAGGTACTCGCCTTTAACACTAAGCGATTCTTTGTTGTAGTACGAGGAGGCCCCCATTACATTTGTTATGTAGGACAGGCTATATACTAGTTCGTTAATACTACCACGATGTTTTTTTACTTTTTCATTAAGTCTACCTTTATCCCTTACTAATTCCCTGTAATCATCGCATAATAGCCCATAGTCTGTTTTCATATTCTGTATTGTCCTAAGTAACCGGGTAATACGCTTCTCTTTATCTCTTATTTCAATAAGTGCCTTATCGTATTCAAGCATGATATTTAATTCCTCTTAGTTGTTTCATACCAATCTCCTGCTAAAAGTGGCGGGTTAGGGTAGAATCGAACTACCTTTTTAATCCAAATCGGTTCATATATCACCAGTGCTATAGTAGCTTTATACTTGCCTACTAACCCGTGTGTATTTTCCTCGTATCTTAGCTGCCAACAATCTCGTGGGTTCTCTCCCATACAAACTCATCAAGTGGGAAGTGCTTTTCGCATTTAATACAAAATGTTCCACCATAAAATTTAGGATCTCGCGCATATGTTTCCGCAATCGAACGAGCCATTTTTGTGACGGCTCCACATTTATTATGAACATAATAAAGTCTTAATGGCCGTACATATCCCTTTGCTCGTTCTTCTGGGCATAGCACAACATAACCTTTTTGTTGGCCTGTTTTTGAATCAATGTCCCTATGGTCATCTGTCACAGGGCCGCCGTCTGCTAAACAAATTTTTTCTTTATCGCTCATTTTTTAATTTCCCTTTGTTTTCTCTGCACTCTTTCTGCGCTTTTTCAATAAATGGCTGTAATTTTGCAACAAAATCATACTCAACCATTAAATTAACAGTGTTCTCGGTTAGACCGGGGGCTTGTTTATAAACATAGCCAGCATCATCCAGTATCCGTTTGAATATAGGGAGCTTCCAATCATCTATCATTACTCCTACTTTTTTACTCATGACCACCCCAAAACGGATAGGGTGGTGTGCTTTATATTTCGCTTTTTCATATCAGTATTTCCTCAACAATAATAAACTCAACTCCATGACATTTTAAACATTTCCGCTCCTGTATAAGCGGGGCATCTTTAGGGATATGGTGCATGGTATTCGTCGAACTCCAGCGTTTGTGGGGTACTCCTACATTTTCCCATTCATGTGGGCAATCCCAAAGAGGCTGTGGCGTATAACTAATCGTCATTTTTGACCCCAAGTGTATAAGTAATTTTCGCGTATGCGCGTTCACTTGAATCAGGTACTATCGCTCTGAGATGTTCTTCTTGCCTAACAAACTCTATAAACCTGTTAATATCAAGAAATTCTGACCGCCTATTATCGTTTCTTACGCTTACCCAGTATAGTATTCCAGCGTACCCGTACCTCCAAAAAAGTTCTGCTACTTCTGGTAGGCACTCATCTGGTACGTACTCACCATCCGCAAATGCCCAGGCCCACGTATCATTCATATTGAGCGTTTGCTCTGCCTTTGGGTCTTCTTCATCTAGGTAGTAAAACGCTAAAGTTAAAAGCTCTTCTGCTTCTTTCTGTTTAAACATTGCCATCTCTAATTACCCCCAATATTCCCCTGAGTTCTCGGATTGTCTCATTCTGCAACTAGTCATCTTTGACCCTATAGGCATATTCACCATTTTCTGCCCTCATTAGGCCCATGCTTATATCATACCCATCAAGGTTCTTCGGTGGCTTTTCCATACCAATATCCATCCATGTGTTAAGTAAATAGGCTGCAGAATCAATTCGCATTTGTAAGTACGCCCCATCAGGTAGGTTTTCATCGACCATTTCAAACGAGCCAAGAAAAAAATCTCTATTCCTGTCCAGCCACTTCAAGTTTTGTTTATTCATTTTTCAATTTCCTCCACGAATTTAACTTGTCCTAGGCAACTGGACATAGCTGCTTGTACTGCGTCATCAAGTGTATTGTAGCTCTCACAAGCAAGATAGTTAGGGTACTTGTTTCTCCAGCATACCTCAGGTTCACATTTCACTCCCTCATCATCCATACCATCGTCAAATGATATTAAGTGAGATAAATCCTTAATCTTTGTTACTGGGGCTATTTCATCCCAGCCATTTAGCATCCCAGAAATATCTTCCGTAATAAACTTCCCTTCAAACATACCGCGATAGATACACCCAAAATCTTTAAACGGTGAGCCCGCTATTTTAACCAGTACTGGCTCCCCTACATCAGCAGCCCATTCTTCTACTTCCTCGATGAGGCGGTATCTAAAATTAGCGTTTACATTTTTAGATGTTTTCCGCCTCCACTTTGGCTTTGTTGGCGTCGGGTATGTATCCGCCCATTCAACATACTTGCCATCTTCAAGCGCCTGTGCCGTCTCGACAAAGGTTAAATCTGTATATTTTTTCATGTTATTGCCCCTTCTTGTGTCCCATCATTTAAATTTATCAAGCAATAGATGGTAACCGCCGTCCTTGGCAGTAAATTAAATTATCAATCCTTGTTTTTAATGGCATCCAAGGTCAATGCTGTGTTCGCCAAATTCAGCGCGGATTGGCTCAACTGCATAACCTCGTGCGCTTTAAAAGACTTATCAGGATTGTCAATAAGATCGTTTATCTTCTTTATAGTTTCTTCTATATTCATCTGGTTCTACCTCAGTTAAATGCCACGTTTTTGCTTGTCGTGACTAACAAGTAAATCAAATCTACCTTATGGGATGTGTACTTTTCCTGTCATTGCCCCTTATTTTATGGCTGCTCAACAGCACTATTAATCAAGTCTATTCGTATGGCTATTTTATCACCTGTGGATCTTTCATTATAATCAAGCATTGCATTTACTTTTCCATCAACAATAATGCCGCTCGCCCACACATCACAATGATTATCTACACGCATAACAAAGACGCCCTTACGGGGGTGGTCAATCAAATATGTTTTACCGTTTTCTAGTTTCATGTTATTCCCCTTTTCAATAGATCTTTTGCCCCTGCTGCATAACCGGCTTTATATCTTTCTTTACAAGTGCATTCATACTCCCCATCAAGGAAGTCCTGAAATTTAGCTGCAATTTCTCTAATGGTAGAATTATTGCTAAACCCCATTTCATGCAGTAGCTCTTCCTGTGTCATTGCAGAAATTGGAAGTATCATGTTATTTTCTTCCCTATGTATGTTATATTCTTCGGATTAGTGCACACTAACTAAATAACTCATCGGGCCAATCAATGCTCAGGAAATGAGTTATGTGTGGTATCCACGTCTTCATTGACACGTGGTCATACCCAAAAACGTCAACCCAATCACCGTTCAGCAAGGTTCCTAAATACAGCAGCTTTCTTCCAGTAGCAGAGGATTCAACTAATACAAAATAAGTCCCACCTCCCGCCGGTGTTTTACTCACTGGTAATAGGTTGCCAATAATTTCATCACTATTCATCTTGTGTCCCTCTCTATCAGTACCCCTATGGCGGGTTTCTTGAAATGGCCAACAGGAAATACATCTAGCCTGGTACGACAAAATCCGCACCAGCAAAAACCGACTGCCCCTGACTCCAGTGGCTCTTTAAGTTCATACGTCTCAAGAAACAAATGGCCACAACTGCATTGTGCTGGGTAAATTACATTCATATTAGTTCCCCCTGCTATAGCCAACTCTTTTTGAGTTATACCAAGCGCACCCCATCTTCTGAATACCCATGAACCCAGAGCCTTTCGTTTAAATAATCGCCTTTTCCACTTTCAAGTGTCAATGAATATAATGGCGTCCCGTCACAATCACGAGTATGCTTTGCTGTGAACAGTCTCACACCATTACTAAGTTCAACCAGTACCCCAAGCCCGTATTTGTGCGGTGTGGCGTTATTCACCTGCCTATATGTACGACCTTGTTGGTCGTTAGGGTCTTTTAAATCCGCAACATTTATCATTTCAATCATATCAATCTCCTTTAACCTTAACCATTACATTTACAGAAGCACCCCGTGGCCTTAATTCAACGGCTATTAGTGTTTTGCTTTCATGGGGGGCTACCCCATTTATACTTAGCACTATGTTACCGCTTCATTGCACCACGGGACGGGCCGGAGGCGGGAGTCGAACCCGCTCATTCCAAAACCAGCCCACTCTCGTCAGAGCTGCGTCTATCTTCCGCCAGTGCTTCTGTAAATATAATCTTCATATGTCATACCAATCTCCTGTGGTGGTTACTTGCTTACGATTCAATATCAAAGCACGTTAAGATAATTCCTTTACTGCTTTCTGTCATTGCCTCTAATCCTTTAATAATTGACCCCCACTTGCCATTATTAATTTCTCTAACAACTTCAACATGCACTGGTAAATCGTCATTTTTTTCAGCTAAATATTGCTTTAGTTCTTTAACTGTAAATCCGTCATTTTCTTTATTCATCATAGTTGGGCACATGTTTTAATCCTGTAGTGGTTATTTGCCAGCCCTGTATGGTTTAACCGTATCAACCAGACCATCATATTCATCTGGCAGCAATGTATTTTCATACCCATGTATTTGCGTCTGGTCAATGAAGCCGATAGCAGTGGTGATTACCTTATCTTTAGCGGCCATTTCAGCATCTACCTCAGATTTCTGGTAAAACAATCTGCTCTCTTCTGTTAATCCAGCCCCGCCGAAATATCTTGTTTTCATTTCATAACCTCATTAGCCCGTTGTATAATTTCTTTTGTCGCGCCAAGGATTGTGTAATCAGCTATACCAATAAGTGCGTTTACATACTCCTGTAATTCCTGTGACATTTCTTTAACCGTGCCTCTTAGATCGCTTATCAGCCTATCACTGGCTGCTATTTCTTCTTTGTGGTCTTTGAATAGGACTACAGTTTCTGTTTTTGCGTGGTGATACTTACCATCGCAATCATACACAGTTGCACTATAGTGTTTAATCATTTCACCAGCTCCCTTGTTTCTGCACACCAATTATCTTCATTATAAGCCTGTGGCAGGCGGCCAGTTCTTTAATTGCTTTTTCGCCCTCTTTAATTCTGCTGGCGGCCCATTCAGGCTCTCGCAGTATCATTTGCTGTATGTTGCAATTATTTCCGCCAGAATCAACATATGTGTTGCTCATTTCTCCCCCCTAATAGAGTTTGTTATATTTTGGTTGCACACTGGATTTACACCAGTCGGCATTAATATGTTCGTTTCCATCTGGCCCGGATAGCTATCCTGCCTGTACTGGCCAGGTATCGCAATTCTGCGAATTTATATATTTTAGACCAGTTTCCCGTACCTGCTACCGCGTATAGCAGTTCGGTGCAACCAAAATATAAAATTTCTCATTTCTCCACTTCAATCGGCTCAATATCTACACCAGACCTTAACCCAATTGTAAAAAACCTTATCTTTAGTATCGAAAGATGCACATACCGCAGCCCCAAAAACTGCATTAATTATTATATAAAGTAGATATTCCATGATTTACTACCCCTATGAATTCTATACCTATAAAATTAGAAATTAAATTCTGGGTGTAGAGTGAATTAGTGCTTTTACTTTTTGTAATTGATTTCAATATATGTTTCATCTTTACGCCCCCCTTGAGTCCACTTGATTGATAACCCATTATATATCTTTGTGTCTTATGCTGTCAACTATGGTATTCTATATAGACGATTCATATTTTTTTCTACGTGTACACCATTTTTTTCTACTATCGTTATACCATCTGAATATAGTACGTGATGATACCTTACAAGCTTCTGCTGCATCATCTGTTGTATTATATTCTATCCCATGTATTACCCATATAAATGACGTTGATCTATTGTTAGCTTGTTCTACACTTGTAGACCATTTACAATTATTTAAATTATAGTTACCATTATTATTTTTCCTATCTAAAGTTTTGCCCTCTGGTTTTTCCCCCATGTCTTCTAAAAAATTTTCAAATTTTTCCCATCTTTTACATACTCGTATTCCTCTAGCCCCATAATATTTATTATTAATATTTTTAGTTCTAGTTATCATACTGCTCCATATATTGTATGTACTTGTTCCTGTCATGCGATGTGTTGTACCCATTACTCCCCCCCCTTCGTTTTTATTACTATAATATACCAGTTTATTTATGTCAACTATGGTATTATATGTAGATGAATTGAAAGTGGCTATGGCGCGGAGAGTTACTACAGAAAAAATTACAGATTTTTTATGTATGGCTACGCTCAATTTATTGTAATATTATAATATACTTATATGCCAGCATGTAAGCTGATCTAAACAATTAATTGCAGCACCCCTAATGCTACTATTAATAAAAATAGATCGTTGATTTTCACTTATTGGCATGCACCTTGCATTATGAAATTATATGCCAACTTAATAATTAACAATAAAAAAAATGAGCCACCAATTACGGCGGCCCACATTAAATACTAATTATTACAGCCGTAGAATTTTGGCTGTAATAACCAGGATAATAATAATCAAGATTACTATATCCATTTAACTATGCACCCACCCAGTCGGATCAATACCACATAATATATTTTCCCACCATACAATGGCCGTATCATGTACGCCCACCATCGGGCTTATTGAGCGCCTGAATGCAAGATATGATATGCCCTGCCCCTTATATTCCCATAGATAGAATAGTGCCTTAGATTGTTGCTTATTCAGTTTCATGCGATGCGCTCCATAGACCATACAGGGCTATCGGCGGGCAGCTTATCCATAAAACATAATATATCATCATAATTATGAATGTATGTATTACCGCCCATAATATCTCGCAAATATTTATGACGCGAATCGTCCGCGTTTGTTGTATAAACTTGCTGTATATTATTATCATCAAGATAAAATGTACTTACATTAGTTTGCTTTTTCATTTTTGTTACCCCTGCTTTAATAAAATAACTTACTATATTGTATATCCCTAGGTACGTGGTTTCTCCACCACAACAAAGCTCTCTTTAGTCAGAGTCTTATCCATAAACATTTTAGAATCCCCGTAGCGAGCGATCCATTTACTACCGCGTTCGATGCTCCATGTTATGCAGTGTACTGCCAGCGGGTTATCCTTCTCTATTACTTGATATTCCATTTTGTTACCTCACATATTTAATAAGTAGATAAACGGCGGTAACGACTATAATCGCTGAGTATAGAATTGATACAAAATCGTGTATTAACATTTTACCCGCCTTATTTAAGATAGCCGTTTTTTATACAATAGATAATTGTACAAATTGCGGCCCCCGTTATTATTAATGCAATAATCATTTTAGTTTCCCCTGTTTAAATTATTTACTAGCCATACAGTATTATACCCACATTTTGCAATTAATGTCAAACATAATTCTACAGATTAATTAGATATTTTGAAATCGCTTGCAAAATAGAATATTAGAATATTAGAATTTAATTACATTATTATATTATTATATTAGAACTTAATTACATTATTACATTAGAGTTTAATTACATTATAATATTAGAATTTAATTACATTATTATATTAGAATGTTAGAATAGTATTCAGTATACCCTGCGAGCAGTATTCGGTATGCCCTGCGAACATAACCGGGTGTCCCCCCATTTATAATTTTGGCGTAAAAAAAGCCCACGTATTAGGTGGGCTAAACAACCATGAGGCAAACTATAAAATTATATTAACCCATGCTCAGAAAACGTGTAAGTATCTTCTCCAATGATTATATGATCTATCACCCGCACGTCTATAAGTGCTAGCGCGTCCTTTAGTCTTATAGTCAGGGCCTTATCCGCTTCTGAAGGTGTACTGATACCGGCTGGATGATTATGCGCCAGTATAACGGCGGCGGCATTATGTTCCAGCGCCCGCTTAACTACCTCTCTAGGGTATACACTGGCCCCATCTATTGTACCGTGAAACATAACATCAAAAGATATTACACGGTGGCGGTTATCCATAAACAGCACCGCGAATACCTCGGATTCATTGTGCGCTATACATGCCCTTATATAATCCTGCGCATGTTCGGGTGATGTGAGGCCCACAGATTCACGGATAAAATATTCCTGTGCATTGTCTATTAATATAGTAGCCAATGCGGCGGCCTCATATGTTCCGTTGATTATAAACTTACCGTCTTTTGTTTTGGTTATCATTTTATTGCCTCGCACTAATCAGATGCAGGTTAACGCTATCTAGCACCTGTAAGGCTAGTTTATCGTACTTGTGGCCTAGTAGATCATCGGTAACTATAGGTGTACTAGAGGGGCATTGTGTTAATAATTGTGCCATTATTTCAAGCACATTTATTTTTGACTCAGTAGTCGCGTATTGCCAGTCAATACTTTTTTGCAGATTATCGTATGACTTAGCTGTTTGGTTGTTTGCGATACTCATTTTATTGCCTCGTTTATATATTTATATTTATATTTTGAAATTATACACTAACATATTTTGAAATTGATTACAAACATTTATTTAATGACAATATTTACCGCCCATATTCCGCCTGTATTCCCATATCTTTATTTTCTGCTTTCCGCATTCATTCGGCGGGACACAACCTAACTTCCCCTCATAATCTGTTCCTTTGTTTTTTAAAGTTTCTGTAAGTATTAATTTACCCTTGCGGTATATTTTATGTATACATTTACTCACGTAGTCCCCCTTGATTTTAATTAGCTAAGATGTAGTATTTATTTGTTCTATTATTAGACCATAATTTGTAATTAATTACAAGAAAACATTTTTATACGAACATAAATTTAATCTATATTAGAATTTAATTACATTATTATATTAGAATTTAATTACATTTTGCAAGCGATTTCAAAATATTATTATATTATAATATTACTATATTATTAACAGTGAGGCGGGATTCTGCGAATGGTATTAGGTATGCCCTGCGGGGGCGAGTAGGTATAGTAAGGTATGAGGCCCGGCCCCGCGAATACTTGAGGGGGGGGGTATATAACTACTTACCCCTTCCCTCTATTCTCCACACTGCTATAGATATGTAGGCGGCGTATAGCATACACAACTCAACTCTAAGAAGAGTCAATCTACTATAGAGAATTACTACTTTAAATATATTTTTTATACTAACCACCATGACTCCTTTTTTTTGGGGCGCATATATCCTTATGTATATTATACTACTATAGCAAGTCAAGTTTAAGTTAAATAAATATTATTTTATGTAATCAATGTCAAATAAAATTTACTATTAAATTATTATAGATAAATTCAATTTTGGTTGTCGACGGAAAATTTGCTACAAATAAGTAAATAAGTAAATAAGTAAATAGACAAAACAGGGTATATACTGCCACACGTAATTAATTACAAATAAGTAAATAGGTAAATACAAAAAGGGATATACTGTCACAGGTAGACAATTACAACTAATATAAAAGACTAGCTGTTTATATCTATCTCTCTATTACTCTCTATCTATATATTATGTTATGTGGCCCCCCAAACTTTAAACATACATTCTCTGTAGGAGAAGAACTAATATAGCGATGCAAGTAGACGCCCACCCAAAAGTTGCAGTAATGTTTTTATCCCTTATCCCTAGATATACGTTGATTATAGATACAGCAAACCACACATAAAGAACAATATTCGCTATTACTTTAGTGTCATAATAAGTCATTTCATTTTCCCCTGTTTAGATATAGCAAAATAGTGAGTAGTTTTCCATCATGCTCAGGATGTCGAATGCTTGTTTCATGTACGCTCCTAAGGGAGAGAATCCGATAGTACTGGTCGGCTGCCATCCTTTTTATCACATAGCCTGATCCCGTGATCCGTTTGTTATCCTACGCTATAATAAGCAAGGGACTAAAATACCCGTGAGGGCTATAGCTGCATTTCACTAATAAGATTCACCGCCAGGGTGCGCGTCATGTTTTCCCGCACTCTATTTAATGTTTACTCCTATTTAATACCAAATAACCAGACTCAAGTATAACCCTGTCTATATTAGTAGCCATAATTGCCGCAAGCTCTAAAAAGTCATAAGTAGGATAATCCATGTAATGCCCCCTATAGTTTAATTATACACAGTATATATTTATATGTTTACTTTCCATTGAATACCCGTGCCCGATTGACCCGCCGCCTTTAGATAATCTATGCCCTGTTTTGTCTGATATGATTTTACAGGCCTCGGCATAGTTCCCCTTAGTTGATGCTGCGTTTATTTTATCGTTATGCCCTATATATAAGGGTTTATTATGACCTAGTAACTGGTATACCATCACTGTTCGATTAAACCCTCTAGCACCCCTCTCTGATCCCATATAGATAAATGTTTTCATGATATGCCCCTATCAGTATTTGCGCCTAGATAACTGCACTATCTAGTTGTTAATAACTCAATCCTAGGTTATCAAGGCGCGATTCATATCTGTGTAAGATTAAACCAGCCTCTATTAATACGCTGGTATCATAATCAATCAATACTTGATGCCAGTAGTCACCTGTACCAATACTGGCGCTCGGTTTATAGCCCCATGATGCAGGGGTATATTCACCGCGATCATTTAATTGATCGCAGATTGAAAAATGCAGGTTCATACTTGATCCCCATGGATCTGCAATATCCCGCACAAGCTTATATTCTGCCAGCAGTTCTTTATAGGTATACATAATAATTACCTCAGTTTGGGGGTATCAGGCCGCTGGTGTATCATCTTTGTTTCCCTTTATTTAAATCGTAGTGCTTAGCGTTTCTTTGTATATCCGACCAGCCGTCGAGCATGTTCAGAAGACCGTGTAGAGCATCAAAGTTAGATTTTCCAACGCGCAATATATCAAGCCCATGAACATGCCTGGCTAGAATTAAGCGTTGTTTTTCTAACAGTTCAAAGTCTACACCTTGAATTACTAAAGTCTTTTTAGTCATATTACCTTCCCCATATTAATAGCTTCTTGCAGTGCCTTCGCTATAGTTATTTCCAGAACATCTCTATCTAAAACTATTTGCCCCATGAACTCATGAGACGTAACATAGCGTATACTGGTTATTTCACCACTATAGTTAGTTGTGGTTAAAATGTCGGTTATCTGTTAGACATAACGGAGGTCTTTGATCTGCCTATTGCGATTAGTTAATCGTTGAAACTTTTGCCCTATTTTATATTTTGGTGTTTTCATGATATGCCCCTATCAGTTATGCCCCTGCTTATACCATGACGTTTCAGCCATCCGCATACGGTACTTTTTATACCTATTACAAATTCTCCTCCGATCTTTTTTAACTGGTTTTAAGCCGTACAAATTAACTCCCTCATATTTTAGTTGCCCGTATAACTCACGTATTGGCCACAATTTTTCATCGTGTAACATACAGACATGTCCGGCAGCATCGCGGCGCGGATTCATCTATCTGGTTTAGTAGCCAGTGTATATTTGTTTCCGGTAAAGTTTTCATTTTAATCAACTGCCTCCCATTCTATATTTTATTACTTAGGTGTCACTTTTAACTGATCTGGTTTTTGCGTGGTGTGCCCAGTAATAGTAATCTTATCAACCTCTTTTTCTGATAACACCTGCTTAACTTTACCCATAGGCACAGTAGCCGTATTAAAAAAATCCTTCTTCGATACCTTGCTAAAGAATTTTTTTATATCAACACTATTAGAGGCCCGTATTGGCGGCGTATATATTTCACCCACCCCCTTACTAGTCTCTACTAAACGTGCCCCGGCCTCTACCATTCTGGTTTCCAGCTTTTCCTCATTCTCTTTAATACGGGCCGCCAGCATTTTCTGGAGTTTCATATCTTCAGATATTTTATTGACTAACACCTTAAGGTCTTTCGTATCTGTGCTTGTCTGTTTACGTGCCCTGTTATTACTAGTTGTCTTTGCTACTGTACTTTTACGTGTACGTGTTCTTACTTGTGCCATGTTTCTGTCCTCTTTGTTTATGTATCTATTATATGAAATTAATTACAAAATATATAATTAAAATTATCTATAACCCTATTAATAAATACCTATCTAATTGAGCAAAAAGGGTACGATGTTGCACATTTTGCCCAGTTTCACAGTTTAATAGCATTATTGCTATTTTTACTTACCCCTCCTCATATGAGTCAAAAGGCATTCCTATGGCCTCAACTAATTCATCATCATCCAGATCTTTTAGCCTTTTTATGATAGCTTCTCTAAACATAATTGGTGTAATATCTTCGCCGCCTTTACTAATTGAGTGTGGTATGGCGAAGGCAATGTCATAAGCGTGGTTATATGTAATCATAATATTTTCCTAGCCCATCGAGGCAAATTTGAGTTTGTGTAATACCATAAATCGTATAGGCCGTTATGCGTTTCAATTCCAAAAACCCACCGATTATTTAATTTTTCTAAGTACAGCCGGGTATCCCTAGGCTCAACCTTACACACCTGATAAATCATGAGATAAAGTGCGGATGGCATGTAGATAGATATTTTACCTACATATTCAGTTGCATTATCTTTATACAAATACAGTTGCCTGCCTTTTTTTTCTTTGCCCTTTCCTCTAATAATTATTGGCCACTTTGGCGTATCGAAAATCATGCAATAAATATTACTGCGAAAGAAAACCCCACCTTAAGGATATAGTAGAGTATAGTTAACACTAATGATATAAACGGCGAGGCTATTATTACCACTGCTATAATAACAAACACCACCGCCATGCTTTCAGATTCATCATAGTTCATCAGTGCTTGCCCCATCTTTCATTTCGTCTACAGACATCACCCAGTCCCCGCCAAAATACTCCTGATATTCCGTAGCTAGATAGTCGGCATCTTCCTTACATGGCAGCCCCCAATCTATTACATGCACTTCATCCAGTCCAAGTTCCCTACCTATTACCCTCCAATACATAATTTTACCCCTATTTATAAAACAGTTTTAATGCGGTCTACCGTCTATATCAAATTCATACTCATTATTTTCTATAGTTTCTTCTACAGATTCGTTTGATGTGAGGTATTCATAATCGTTTTGCAGTCGTGTATAGATCCATCTCATTAATTTCCTTAGCTCTTCTGCAATACTCTTTTCAGTATCAGCAAAAGTATCGGAGTATCTAGTACACCCCAGATCAACATCAATATCTGTACAATATTCATGGTAATAGTATCCCCTGTGTTTAATGTTAGCGGTTAATCTATAAAAATAAGGCAGCTGTACTTCCCTCAATTTTTTTGCAATCGCCTGCAATATTTCATCTTTAGGGGCATATTCTTCTATGGCCTTAACTGATCCCTTCTTATACTGATAGCTACCCTCAAAGCAAGCACCATCCCCTTGATTCCAGAAACCAGTAAAGAGGATTTTATCTATCTCTATTCCCATCAGTGCGGCGGCTGTAGTAACGTCTTCATCTATGCCTTCGTGCCAAAGCTCATACCCTGTATTGATGTCTCGTAAATTATCTAATACAGTGGCCTTTACTTCGCCGGGCAATTCAGCATATTTATATAAATTAGTATGTGTTGTTTGTACTCTCATTTTGACATTTCCTCTATCTTGCTGCTGACTTTACTACTATGGGTTCACGGCTACTCTCTATTGTATCCGCATAATACCGGGCCTGTTCATAGGTGTGGAAAGTGCGGCCAACTATGCGCATCTTCCCGCCTTCGCTAAAATAAATAACATAATAACTATGAGGAAGTTTAGCCATAATCTACCCTCTTTCAGTCGCTTTTTCCCAAATAGTATTCAATATATCGCTTTGCTTCCTAGACAAACCGATACTTTTAAATAATTGATCATTAATTGAGTCTATAAAATTAGTCTCCCAATCAGATAACCTTGATTCCCTAGCCTCACAATCTTCTACCATTTGTTGCCATTCTTCTTGGTCTTTAAAATTAGGCATTAGTTTCTTCCGCGCTTACTATAAAACTACGATGGATAATAATTTCATCCCCCGGCCTTTTTGTAATATACCCACATAATGTTTTTGTCTTACCTTTTATAATTACACAGTAAACCGCCTCATCTTTCTGCGATTTTACCTCTACCGTGAAAGTGCCTTTACGTGAGTGTGTTATTAAATACCTTTTACCATTTTCTAACTGTATATCTGATTTGTTGCTTTTATTCATTCACCCTTCCCCCACCCATCAGATATATCGATCTCAGTAACCTCAACCCCTAAAAGACTAGCCCAATCGTCTGCGGTACGTTTAGGACACCTATATATCTCATTCGTATAATCTAGCCATTTTGTTTCCCCATTACAGCCTATTATCTTAGCCTGATAACTTATTTTAGGGGCAGTTCCGTGCCTTGGTATTCTAGAGTCTGGCCTGTACTTAACCAACACTACTTTTAATTTATTACTCGTTGTCATAATCAACCTCTAATGATTCATAAGGGTATCTATTATCGTCTATCCCACAATTGGGGCAAAATCCAACCTCGTCATGTTTCCCCTTAGACGCCCATTCATGCCCACATTCCGGGCATCTATAGTGATTAGCATACATAAAGTAAGGCTTAGGCATTATCATCTAACTCCCTTAGTACCATGTCTGCGTAAAGGTCTGTATCATCTACTGATACCGCCCAGCCACTTAACAAATTAAGCCCAAAGTACCTATGTATACGATAACTGTCTTCCTCTTCGTGCTTTAATACTACACGAACACAACTCTCTGTAGTTATCTTACATATTACTGTAAGCCCCTCCTCCCATTCTTTCCTAAGTTCTTCTAGTGTCATTTATCCACACCTCTTTATTAATTATGAAATACGCCCCTTCTAACCACAAAGCTACTTCAAAGAGGTTATCAAAATAAATTATAGGCTGGTGCTTGTCGCGTATTACAAAATTATCATTTACTACAGATCGACTAACTACCTCTACCTCCAAATTTAAAGCCTCCGCTAACTGCTCAATTCGTATCCATGTCTTTACTGTTTTTGCTGCACACGCCATTTATCTACTCTCTTTTATTAACTGTTATGTATATTATATTGTAATTAATTTCAATTTACCAATAGAAACTTTTTATGGGGCCATTTTATTTTCCTTTTAATAGCGCATTTAACTTAACTACACAAGCGGGTATATTACAACGAAAAACATAGTCATACGAATAGCGCCCTATGGGCGGCTGTAGCTTCAAACTGTCCCCGGTTCTTGACCGTATTTTACACCAGTAGTCAAAATCCCCATCTGATGATAAATAATATTTTTCATCAGATGTCATTATGTGTCCTTTTTTAGAAATAATGTCCTTTGTTGTATATTCCATTTTTACCCCCAATTTGCGGCTTTGTACCCTGGAGCTTCATCTAACAAATCTTCCATGATGGTTACCAGGATCTTATAAGCGTCGGTTTGGTAGTAGTCGTCAGTTTCGCAAGACTGATACTCTAAACAGCTAAGGTGCTTAGCTATCTGCCCCGTAGACACCGAGACACTACGCTTTACAAGTTCCTTGCACTGGTTAATATACATAAAATCCGCTTCGTCGGGCTCCCTCTCGTAACGTGCGCTAACTGACCTAATGTTTTCCTCGGCTAAAATTTCAGCTATTTTTTCAGGCTCAAATATGCCCCGCCCCGCTAAAATTCCATAGTTACAGCATTTGTGGGCCGCTGCATAACTTGCCAGTGCTGCGATAGTTTCGGCTTGTACTAAAAATGCACTCATAATTTTTACCTCACCTTAATAGTATTAATCTTTATACCAATAGCCATAAATACAACGCCAGGTTTAGATGTAAATCCGTCATTATATGCTTATTATTAAACCATAATTTGTAATTAATTACAAGAAAACATTTTTATACGAACATAAATTTAATTTATATTAGAATTTAATTACATTAGAATATTAGAATTTAATTATATTATTATATTTTGCAAGCGATTTCAAAATATTATTGTATTAGAATATTATGATATTAGAATACTCTAATATTACTAGTGATACGAAATCTCTGCGATGGCAAGTGGGTGTCGTAAATATGACTAGTGGTGAGAAATCTCTGCGACCAGAGATGGGTGTGAGGTACAGCTCTGCGACCAGAATCGGGTGTCGTACTAGTGGTGGAAAATCTCTGCGGTGGTGAATGGGTGTTTATTTTACTAACCTAATAGCAGATCTTAATATTATATTCTCTTTTTGTATTCTTTCAATATCTACTTCCATCCCAGCAGCCCACGACATTAAAAGATTAAAAGAATCTTCTACATCGGTGCCTTTTACTGCTTCCTGTACATCAAAAATATGGTCTTGTATACTCATGTTTGCCACTCCTTGCTAATGTATTAAAAACTGTGTGTGCAGTAATCGGTATCCCAATATACGGAGGCCCACGTATTTATGTCTAAATGCCCCATATAATTACCTCACCTTTGCTAGCCATATTCAGATATTATTTCTATTGCCCTTTTTCTTAGTAGCTTAAGACTGCTACAGATTATTTCCTCCTCAATATTTCCATTAGCCTCATACTGCAATTTGTATAGATTTACATCTATTTTAGAAATATCCACTGAATAATAAGAGAAGCCCTCTATATCTAATGTAGCTTTAAATATCGTTATTAATGCCATTTGTTTTACTGCCCCGCCTTCTGCATATCTAGATATATTTAGTCAATGTGGTGGATTACTTTATCTGCTATCTCACTGGCAATTTCAGATATATATTCTTTTTCTTCACAGTCGCTTCTCTCAATTGCCTTCATCTTCACTTCCTCGTGTAGTTTTAGCGAACATGTTGCATTACAGTAATGCTCGGTATGTATGCGTGGCTGTTAGGCATCAGAAATTCTGTCCTTTGCCGTATTAAAATAATCATCATCCAATTCAATACCAATAAAATCTCTACCTGTTTTTTTGCAGGCCGCGCCAGTTGTCCCAGTCCCCATAAATGGGTCTAAAACAACTGAATCAACTTTGCTAAATAATCTAATTACTTTTTCTGCTAATTCCTGCGGAAATACCGCGCCATGGTCTTTGCTTACTTTCTTTCCGCGCTTTATACTCCAAACATTTGAAAGCACCCCTCTATCAAACTGTGCAGTTTTAAATGACCTGCTTTCAGGCGCACTGTTTTGAAGCACAATCAAAACCTCAAATTGGCTATTCATTACGCCTTTCCCTATTGCAGGCTGCGCGTTTAACTTATCCCATATAATAAATTCTTTTACTTTGCCGCTAAATTCACCAAGCAGTTTAAAAAGAGCAGGTTTGTTACCTGTGAGGAATTGCACATTGTAAAAAACCAAATCAGAAACCCTTAAACACTCATTTAAAACTTTCTTGTTAAACTCAAAATAATCGTCAATAGGCAAATTATCGTCAAAGCTTTTATATTTTGTACTTATCTCTTTAACTATCTGCCTAGAGCAATATTTACCATTTCTAATCCTGAGATTCATATTGTACGGCGGGCTGGTTAATACAATATCAACACTTCCGCTTGGTATTTCTTTCATTTTTTCTAAACAATTACCTCTTAATAATTTCATTTGTTTTACTGCCTCGCCTTTTTTGCTATTTCTACTAGCTCATTCCAGTCACGATGGCCTGTGTTACAATGCTTTATAGCTAAAACTAATAGTCTACCCCGCTCAGGTTCAAGAGAGAATATGTAATTTCTAAGCCCCTGCATTTCTGCGGTCTGTGTTCCGGCCCCGCCGCAGATACACTTCTTTCCGCTTACTGGCTTTCCCTGCCCGGCACAAACACTACACATAGCCGACTCTTTAGTACACTCTATGTGTCTCAATGTAAATTCAACCATTTCATCCGCACCTAGATTATCCCATCTATTTAACTCATCTGCCTGCTTATTCCAGGCTTCTATAATATCGTTAATTTGCATAGTAATTAGCTCCAGCCGACGTAGTGTGCGTCAGTATTTTCGTTAAATTTAAGCTCATGTGCCCCGCCCATTACGCGGCTGAGCATGGCGTTATATTGCTCGTTCCCCGCTTGGACTGCTTCGCCGCCAGTTAATTCAGTCGTTATAAACCTTTCTGCTCAACAGTAACAATAGTATCGTTATGCCATCCGCCATGCGGTACTAGCAGTATTTCAAGTTGCTTAAAACCCGCTGTTTTTCCTATCCCACCGCTATTCCATCCGCATGTAATCGCCTTCCCTTTTGGCCTTACAATTCTGCTGATTTCTTTTTTCATACTGCCCCAAAAGCTTGCTTGTGTTGTTTGCATATTCACACTCATATTAAGCGACTTATAACATTCACTTACTTGTCTTGGCGAATATGGCGGGTCAAAAAGAACAGTATCAATACTTTCATCTTCAAACATTTTTAAAAAATCAAGCGCATCTAAATGGTGACATGTATCAAATTCAGTATTCAGGTCATTAGTCACGGTTGCTAGTTTATTACTATTTGCAAACGGATCAATGCTCTTGCCTGATAAATGCCTTTCTATTAACTCTCCTATAGGTTTTATACTAAATGTGTTTTTATTAGGCATAGCCCAAACACGGCTTATAACAAGTCGCTCAACCGGACTCGTCTCTTCATTCGCTTCACTCATTTCACCATGCTCCTTGCTCTCCTGAGTAGTTTATCTACGCCCCCAAAAGAAGTGGGGTGCACGAATCTTGGGTTTTCTATTACGGCAATCATCTCACCTATCAGCTTGCCTCGGGCGGCTATTTCTTCCTCGTGCTCTGCCCTTGCCTCCTCAAACAGTCGATTACCATCAAAGGTTGCCGCTTTGTAGCCTTTTGACCAATCCTCTTCAATCTGCTTCATGTGTTCTTGCAACCTTGTAGCTGACTCTTCTGGTTTGTTCAGAGTCTCTACCCCTTTTTGCAGGGCCATATACAAAAAACTATTTATAGACATGTTCCTATGCTCTGCCTCCCTTTTTATCTCACCATATTCTACTCTGGGCATCCTGATGGCCGCTGTAGAGAGTGCCCGTTTACTTGTTAGAGGTGCTTGTTTAGTCATATCAATTTCCAGTGTTGTGTTAACCAGAATCGCTCAGGTACATGATAACCCTATTATGGTTAAGTCCGAATTTATCAACTATAGCGAAAAAAGCCTCGTCGTTATAAGCTATAGATTCACCTCGATGCAATCTTCCCTGGTTTTCTGCTTTCATCCCCTCAATCTCTGCCAGAGCACAAACTGCCTGAGAATTAATAAATGCTATCAGCTGCTCTTTGTCCATATCAATCACCTGCTACCTGTTCGTAATCTTTACATTTCTTCGCGGCAATAATATGCTCCCTATATTCCTCTAGTGACCCATAATTATCCATTTCCCAATAATTTTTATTGCATGATATTGTCGCACCATACCCAGGGGTAGCTTCAGAATACCCTGGGCAACCCATGTCAAAATAGAAATGTTTGCAAAACACACATAAAACATCTTCACTCATATCAATCTCCTAATTTATTAGCTAATTCCCTGAAATGTATACCGTCCAACCTCATGTCCTCGGCTAACTTATCAAGATAATGCTCAAGCTTCCGTGTGCTTATCGTTTTCTGGGTTTCGCAAATGCCATATAAAACATTAAGCCTGGTGCCTGACACTAAAGAAGCCGCCTTCACTACGGCGTTTCGTTTCACATATGTCATATCAATCTCCTGAACTATCTGTTTGCTGACTACGCAGCTGCAAATACTCGATCAATCCTAATGCCTCCTTAGCAACATCATTAATTTGTATAGTGCAATAGCCATCTCTGCCCAGTTCGTCCTCACCATAAATTTCATAATCATTAGATTCAATCTGGTATGGTTCTGCTGCCCCCAGCTCGGCTAGCATCCATTTAATAGATGCAATGTCATCTTCAGTCATATCAGCCTCCTGTCTCTAGAAACCTCTGAATTATTTCAAAATCTTCAAATGGCATTTTGTTGCCTACTGCCTCCAGCTTTGCATAAGCCGCATCTTCCCACGTTTGGTTTCGCAGAATAGACAATTCAAAGGCTAACCGCCTCACGATATCCCTGCCCGGCTCCAACATGTTTTCATCACTCATTAGCCGCGCTATTTCTATCTCAGTTACTTTTGTTTGCAGTTGTTTACTATCCATATCAATCTCCGAATAGCTCTATTAATTCTCTTGCCCTTGTACTTGCACAATTACAAGTAAATGGGTGCTTACATATTTTTGGCCCCCCGCAATTACTGTTATATAGGTCTTCGAGGGCGGAATACAGTTTGGCAATATCACGGCTATATTGCTTCGTCATGATTAAGTATTTTTCTTTGTAGTCGATTTCATATTCTGGCATATTAGTCCCCAAATTTACCCTATATTGCTATATGTGGGTACCTCTTCATCTACTGCTGTCTGTGGTCTTGGCCCATTCTTTTTTTTCCACCATAAGCTATATTCTTCCAGCCATTCAAGTGTGTATGGGTTAAAATAACTATCATATTTTTTTGAATAGATCTTATCCACCTGCCTACGATACCCGCACCAGGGGCAATATTTAAAAATAGGGGCAGTGTACTTAGGTGCGGATTCGCGGCCACAACAATATATCGTCATATCCTCTATTTCATGTATGCCTATGCGCCAATCAGGGCAATCACAAGTTTTCAAATGTATTCTATTTTCCATTACTTACCACCTGTATGTAATTTATGTTTAGGTCTATTGCGTAATTGCCATTTAGTTTTTTTAGGTCTGGCATACTCTATAATAGTGCGAGGGGGCAGGCCCCAAGCTATCTGTATTCCGTGCAGTAGGCATATAGGTATATGGTGCCCCGTATTATTTTTAATTGATCTGGAGAGCAAATACGCCCGCCACTCTATACTGTATGGTTCAATCATATTGTGATTACTCTACTCTACCGCCTCGTGTTGATTAAGCTCATCACATTCAATGCAAACAAAACTACAGTTTTCTTTTTTACACCCGACACCCCCAAAGCTAATGGAGAAAGGTTGTGTTGAATTATTTGCAATCGGATAGATCTGCGCGTTAGGGTTATAATCAAGTAATTCTTTTATCAAATCTCGTACAGTCATATTAATCTCCAAAATTGTATGGTGGACTAGCAGGGACTCGAACCCCGATAGTATGGATTATGAGCCCACTGCATTTTCCAATTATGCTACCAGTCCACTGCATTTTTATGTAACTCGCCTGTTCTTTTTTAAATACTTTTGGGGTGTCTTCTATTACTTTCCTAGAATATGAAATTGCTTGCAAAATGTTATTTGTCGCACTGCCGCCCCCAATACTTTGTCGTTGCCGTGCTGCCCCTTTAAATTCCCCTTAACTAAATAGAATGCCTAGTTTACACTATGAATTACATATAGTCAATGTCTATCCGTATCACTTCGCTCACCTGCATCACTTCTGCCGTCGTCATGCATATCACTATCTGTCCCCCCATTTGGCATAACCCACGAAGAGGCCCTACTAAGTAATAAATTATATGCACCACATAAAGAATCGGCTGCATCCTTTGCCCCGATTATACTATGATCAACTTTTCCTTCTTTACCTTTATTTTCATCAAATTCTAAAGACAATAATTCTTCCAGTAGTACGGGCTGATTATATAGCAGTATGCGCCCATCATAAAAGGCATCACGTAATTGGCGGTAAGGGGTGGGGGATCTGTCTACGGATATAAGGCCGGTCTTCATCCCCTGTCTCTTCCATGCTTGCCTGGATTCAACACTATTATACCCATCATAACTGACCGCCTTAATAGGATACCCATATGTGCTATATAGTAGCTTTATCCATGAACGTATATTTGCCACATCTACTTCATTACCGTGGTCTGGCTGAACGGTCATACACATTTCCATGGATACAAGGGGCAGTGCCTCCTGCTCCCCGTCCACCCTCTCTACCCATTGTAGGCCGTCAAACCTAACCATACATATCCCTGTTCTATCTTGTGTAGAGCTTAAATCAATATGTACATATCTGGGTTTACCTGGATTACTACAAAAATGCCCCTTAATAGGTAGAGGTAGGCCTTGGTGCCTTAGTATTATGTTATCTTCCGGTAAGAAGGACTTTAAGCCCGCTTCTTCGCCTTTTGCCACACATTGCATAACCTTCTGGGGCTGCCTTATAAAAGGCGATATAGCGTTCGTAGAGAGGCCGGATATATCCCGTAGTGCTTTGGTGGGGTTTTTAACGAATTGCTCTCTGTACTCCACGGGCACCTGTATAACGCGGCCCCCAATAGCCTTCTCATTATCCCCCATAACACGCACAGACATAGCTGCATCACTACCAATAAACAAGTTAAACTTATCCCCACAAAACCTGTTCTGCGGAACTACTTCATATTGAGCATACCCGAACACAAAAGTAGTGCTTATGTGCTCCCTGCGTACAATCTCTTCTAAGCGATCGGTGTAGTCCCCCTTGTACCTTGTAGAAGATGAGCAGATAATCATCCCCACCTGTGGGCCTGGCAGGGTAAACCGGCTTTTACGACGTGTGCTAAGGGCATCATGTATAGCTTCTGCCTGATCATACTTAGATGATCTGCCCATACTGACGCGTACCTTCTTTGATCTCTCAATAACACTCATGAAATTTACTTCATCTATTAGAGCAAAAATCATAGCTTCGCCTAATGCCGCATCATCATCTGCCCCGCCTGGAACCACACGAATGTTTTGTTCTACAAAATACATTTCAGAATCTAATAGTTTATCGGGCCTCATGTTCTTGCGAAACCACGGCATAGTCTCTATATACTTTCGTAGGGGGGCATAAACTACTTTCTTGGTAACGTGTGGTTTTGCCGCTTGAATAATAAATAGAATAGAAGTAGCAGAGGGTAGGCCCCAATAGGTCTGGGGGGTTTTCATGCACCCTAATATATGCAAATGATAGGCTATTGTAATTTTAGCTAATTCCGTGTTGTGTGTGACAGTAAAATCGCCCAGCAAATATCTATGATCCCCCCCAATTACAACCCCATAATAATTACCCTTTCCTATAGGCTCTACCTTAAACCCTGTTACAAGTACATCTTTTTTCTGCCCCCTTACCGGTGCCTTTTTATTAATTGATAATGTAGGTATTAGATGACAATCGCCACTTATAAATACACGATAATAGATGCCAGTAAATCCTGTTGATTTTATACCTTTAATTACCTCTTTCTTATATGCAGCGAACCCTAATGATCTGCATAAATAAACAGCCTGATCTGCAAAGCATTCATCCTTAGCTATAAAATCAAACCCACCACATGATAGGCGGCCACCCCCGTCTAATATCCCGGCTAATAATTGTAATCTATTTTTCCTGCTGTTTATTAAATACTCTTTTGGTATCCTTCTTCTATGTAGATAATCCGTTAATGACTCTCTTATATCGGCAAATCCCAAAAGGCTAATATCCCATGCACCTCTGTCGTAGTTTACCTGTCCTATCTGTACATGCTTCTTTACCCGCTCTAGGCAAAGTAATTTATTACCCCCCAAAGACAGAGCACTACGGTATTTACAACCATCCGCTAAATACAGACCTATGGTGTAAGGGTCAAATACTTTAATCTCCAGGAACTCTACGCCTACACGATATTGTTTATGCAAGTGTTTAAATGTCTTTGATTTATTCAAATATTCTTTTACTGTAATATTTACTATATCCCCTGCATACCTGTCCCCACTTCTTATTTTAGTACGTTTAAGGCTCAGTATATGATCTGCATTACATGTCCATGATTCCCCTTTAACAGGGGTAATACGGTACATATCGCCATAACTTTCATTAGCTTGTAATACTGGTTGCGGGTTTGACTCCGGCCCCATTAAAACATCGCCCTTGTTTATATTCTGGGATAGCTTTATACCCCCATCATATAATAGTACAGGGACGTCCACCCCTAAGCACTTTCCGGTACCTGTTGCGCGAGAGAATATAGCCTGGTCATAATGTTTATCCGCGCCTTTCCACCAATGGCTATTAAGCTCAATAACCGCCTCTCTTACTTTAGGCCATAGTTTTAGATCTGTGGAGCCCATAAACTGATCAGAATCTATAAATTCTTCTATGGATACGGGGGGCTGTTTTAAGTGTTCTATGAAATTTAAAAAGTTATGGTTATTATGCATTGCTGCTTGCTTTATTGCATGAACATAAAATTCAGCAAACATTTTATTATTTAATGTACTAACAGAGGCCTCGGCAGCATCTATCATTAACTGCGCTTTTCTTGTCAGATTACCGCTCTGGGTAGCCAACTTTCTTTTACGTCTAGTCACAGTAAATTATCTAAATTGTGGGCGGCTTTTTCTAAAACATGTACTTTTCATATTATCTGTATTTCTTGTTCCTCTTCCCCAAGAAAATCTTCATTAGTAATCGACTCTATATCTTTTGCTGTCATGGAGTCTGTACCCTCATTAAGGATAGCTTTAGTAATGGCTACCATTTTTTCTATATCGCTTTGCCCTTCATTCTCCACCGACTGATACCGAAGAACATCAAGAACCCCCGCACTATTAAGAAACCGAAACTGATCATTCTTCGATGCTAGTGCAGTGCGCAAGGCTGCTAGCCGCATATTCATAGGGGCTTTTTTCATTGTAGCCATCCTCAAACTCATGGCCTGTAGCTCCTGATAGAACCCTAATGTATCGCCTATAAGGTGGTTAATATCTAGATTTTTAGCCTCATCCTGTAGACGCCTACGCAATTCTTTTCTGTCTCGCATAATCGTATGTATAGAGACATCCATCTCCTCTGCTATAGTGTCCAGAGACACGCCCCTCATTAACATACGATGAACCATCTTTAGTCTATACTCTTTAGCATAAGACTTAGATCCAACTGCTATACCTGCTATTCTATCTTTTATATCAAGTACATCTTCCTGAGAGGGATCTGGGGTATTAGTTTTGTCTCGCACACTGGTATTGAGGTCTGCATCTATTAGTCGTAGCCCTTCTGCTTTACTTGCTGACGAACTACTCCCTAGCTTTACTCGCCTCTGTCTACGCTTTCCTTTCGGGGCTTCTTGCATCAAATACTCCCTATAACGCTGGATACCCCTTTTATAGCACAAAAAAACAAAGGCTACATTAATAAAGCAATAAGAAGAAAGCTATATCCCACACAGCTAAAGGCCCCGCCCCTTATATAAATTAGAGGCAGAGCCCTTTTTACTACTATTTTTTTACTTTTACTTCTTTTTACTTCCTTTACCTTTACCTTTTGTTTGCTTCTTAACATTAAGATTCTGTGCTGCCCACTCAGCCATAATGTGCTCGAATGCTTCATTTTCATTTGTAAGGCCGAGCATTTCCATGCCTGCTTCCAAATACCCTTTAGTAATATCTGCGGCATCTTCCTCCAGACGAAACTTGAAAGTAATACGCTTAACCAGCTTGCCCGCTTTACGGCCAACTTCAACATAGCTTTCTTTAATAGTTTCCTTTAAGTCCACCACCGTATTTTCTTTAGCAAGCAATATCAACTCTTCGGCATTATCCATATCCATGACCTGTGCAATGTCGATAGCCTTAGTCCAACCAACAGCACCAAGCTCTTCGGGGGATAAGCCGAATTTATTCCACTTAGCGTAAATTTTTATCAAATGCATAGCTTTACGGTAGTGTACCCCCAGCTCTTTTTCTGTATAAAGAGCGAACCCTTTATTGCCCGCATACTCATCATTCAATTCTTTGTATGCTTTGCTTATGTATACATGATACAAAATACCGCCTAGCTTATAATCGGAGTTAGAGGCCTCTTCCGCTATCTCTTCAGCCAGTTCACATAAATCATCAGCAGCATTGATCAGAGCAAGTATTTCTTCATCCTCTTCATCTTCTTTAAGTATGAGAATGCCCTTGCTATCTACCTCACTAGAAGACTCATTACTATCCTTCTTCTTTTTCTTACCCTCTTTCTTACCCTTCTTCCCTGACTTAGCTGTTTTCTTTTTTTCGTCTTTTTTACTATCCTTTTTCTTCTTACCCTTAGCTTTACTTTCAGTAATAGGCTCTTCGGCTTCCTCAGCTTCCTCAGCTTCTTCGGCCTCTTCCTCGCCTGCTTCTTTAGGTATATAAGAAATACGCTGAATTTCCTTATGCTTTAAGCGCAAATACCCTTCCTCATTACCGTCATCAATATCTACACTGGCTTTTAGTAGCTTAACTACTTCACCAATTATCTCTTCGCCATTACCATCCACAAAAGTATAAGTATTACCGACTTCAAGACTATCCACTGTAGTTTCTGGTGGGGTTTCCTCTGGCTTGGTGGGCGTACCCTCTACCTCCCCAGAAATTTCATCCGCGTAGACTTCAACATTAATAAATTCCTTGTTGTTTTTTGTCTTACGCTTTTCTGGGTCATAATCAGGGTTCGGTACCGGCAGGCCGTAGCAGGGCTCATCATCATCCTCCCCTGCGTCCACTACAGCTATTGTGTATACCGTGCCTTCTTCCAGCAATTCAGCATTATCTGGTTCATCCCCTTTGTCCCCCGTAAATCCTACAAATACTACTTCTTGGCCTTCAACAAATTCATTACTCTTAGTTTTACCCATTTTACTGCCTCCTGTTCACCATTCACCGAATAGGTAAGTGTAGCTGCCCTTAATTATCCGATATTATTACATAACTATGAATTCTATGCAACTAGATTATTTGCATAATTGCATAGAACATCCGTTTAGCGCATCAATTCTGTACTTTTTCCTAGCTTTTCTACAATCTATATAAGCTATGCCCATTTGCATTAGAGCAAAAGCATCCGCTTCATCATTGTGCGGGATATTGTACCCCCATACATCCATGATTGATTTAATAACATCATCTTTAGTTGAATTCCCCTTTCCTGTAGCAAATTTTTTAAGACTGTGCGGCGGGACTAATAATACATCAACCCCTCTCCTATATGCAATCAATTTCAATAATCCAAGCTCACCTATATCAAAAAATCGGCCAACACCGCCCCCCCTTTTCTTAGGTATACCCATAGCATACCCCTCATAAACAACTAAGGGCGGGGCCTTATAGTAGATGACCATAGTATTTAATATAGACTCAAAAGACTCCGCCACAAAATCCAGTCTGGGTGCCCCCCTGGTCTTTGGTCTTATCCTGCCTGTATGCACCTCACCGGTACTGTCAGTATACGCAAAACCAGAGCTGGTCAATGAGGGGTCAAACCCAACTACATTACTATTCATATATTACCCATTACACTTATTATTTATTACATGTCATAAATAATAGAGGCCTCACGACTAGCGCACATTTTAAGTTTATTTAATATCTTCAACTCTCTTGAGTGGTATTTAATATCAATATCTATTTTACTAACTTCTTCAGCCAACTTAACTAATCTGTTAAGCAGCTTAGTTTTATGATAAATCAATACATTAATTTCATTAAATTTAATTTTGCGTTCAATACTACCCATGTTTGCCAGCTCTTCAATAAAGACTTTTTCATTAAACATTACTACCCCCTTATTATTTCCGTTTTACCCTAACCGCATTCACTGATATTCAGTCTTGGTGGGTCTCGGTATTGCTATGATAGTAAGACCCCTCTCGCGGAGAAGACTATATAGATCCACTGCACTACTACTATACTTACCATTCTGCTTTTCTATCCAGTCTACCTGATCCTGGTATAAATAGATGGCAGTAGGTCTAGGGACAACTTTCAAATATTTGTAAATCAGGCCAAAAATATCACCCATTTTTGGGGGCGGATCACGAAAAGGGTATTTATGGTATGTTACCCTGGTCTTTCCTATTGTCAGCATATTGTAATGATAATAACACATAGTTTACTCCCTCTATTGATGTAAATAATACTATAGATATCAACTACACAAAGCCTAACTTTTTACTTAAGTACGACATTCTCTTAATCCTTCCAAGCAAAGCACACACTGCACATCTCACAACTCACAGCCCGCTTATCCCCCTTTGTACGACATGCTTTATAGGGTAATTTACCTCCCTCTCTGGCTATTTTTAACTCCATTGCTTCCTCTTTATAATCCTCTATTCTACACAAATATTCTTGAGGATCTAGGACAAATTCCTTGAAAGGTGATTTACCGAATACATAACTCTTAGTAACATAAAATACGGACACTTGTTGGTGTATTGCATACCCCATTTCTTTTGCCAGCCACCAGTAAAATATAATCTGTAATATATGCGCGGGCAATGGTGCAGTTAATGCCTCCCACGCTTCATGCTTTATAGACTTGATTTCACTAAGATATAGCAGACCGTTTATCAGATGGGCTAGATCAACCGCCCCACTTATCATGTACTCGTCATTTGTTAATAGTAGTTCTTCATACTTGGTAGGAAGCTCTCCACATTTAGAGCAGGTTGCTGGCCCTTTCTTTGTGGACATAGCCTTATTGTATGTCCCTACTACCTCTGTCCCCCCACAATAGCACTGCCATCTACCATATATTTCCTCTGGGTTATTTCTTATTGCTTTAGCCTTAACATAGTCATGTATGGCATTACCTATAGCGAAAGTAACCCCAGTATTATCGTAGAGTGCCTCACCGTGTAAATCTACCTTTGTAACGTATGACAAGGCAACCATACGCATACACTTACCTATAATATCAGATACATGGGTATACTCACCGTACCTAAACCCATTCATCTTAAATACCCCAGATAGCCTGCTTATAAGCACCTCTGGATCATCCATGGGTAGTATTATCCCATCGGTTTCACACCCTTCTTTATCCCGTCTATTACGGCGTTTAAGCATCCTGGATACACTAACCCCTCCCGAACTTACCCTTGGTATTCTTCTAGCCACTAACTCACTCCTTTATCTCTCTATAAAATGTAGTGCATAAGTAGGAATAATAGCTATCTCCATCTCGGGGGCTCCCCTTTCATCAATGAACTCTATAACTATGGCTGGTATCTCTGTATTACATAGAGCAGCCTCCTCTATCTTGTTAAGCATATCTCTGGTAACACTAAATGATTTATTCTTAGTAGTCTTTGCCTCTATGCGGATAATACCATAGCACCCTTTAACATCACCTTTTTGGTGCCCAGACCCAGAACCGGGAACTAATGCACCTTTAAACCTATTTGCTAATTCTAGCTCCTGTTTGGGGGAGCGTACATGGGATACACTCTGCTTACCCCGTTCGCTTTTAGGTATCTTAAGCATTAAGTAATCCTACATATAAACTCATTAGGCATACCTAACTTTTCTGCCTGCTTGCGTATAATGTGGGTACGTAATTCCCAATATATATCGGGCTCCTCACGTAACATTTGTATAGCATCTTCCTGTAGACTAAACTTAGTTTTATAGTCTAGAAATTCTAACCACTGATTTGCCCCCGCCCCACCCACAAAACCAAACTTCTTTGCTACTGAAAATACAGTACGTGCATCATCTACATCCCCTACACCCATACCTGTTTTTTCATCAGGATCCCTTATTATAGTAAACTCACCTGTGCGAGGGCCGTTATTCATTTTATTTTTAGTTATAGTATATGAATGTTCATTATGTGTGATGGTTTCCATTGCATTAGTATCGTTACCTTTTATCTCCCTATTTTTCATAATAATATCAAAACTAGTAGCGTGGCCCAGCGCCCGGCCCCCTGGAACCTTTCTAGGGTTCATACCATGACCTCCAATATCACTCCTAAATTGATTGGTATTAACTAGTGTTACGTAGTGATTTCGCCGCCTTTCCTCTATCATAATAGAAGTAGTCTTGCGTACAAACTCTGCAATAAGCCTGGCGTGGAAGGCAACAAGATGATCTTCTGCGCTGGATTCTCTTTCTTTCATTGGTTCCATAGCTGCGATAGAATCTACGACTACTAGGGAGGTTTCTACGGACTGTAGTATAGCATCTGCAATATCAAGTGCCATCTCACCTGTCTCGCATTCAATAACCTCTAAAGCATCTATATCCACCCCCAACTTTTCTGCCCATACACTTTCAAAAGTACCTTCGGTGTCTAGTACAATAACTTTTTGATCTGGAAATTGCCTCTGTGCATTAGCTATTATCTTATTAGACAACATACTATTATGTGTAACTATATAGTCTTGTGTAATGTATAAATTGTCTTCTGCCTCAATGCTAATACAGACCATATCACAATCTTCATCTGGCACTATATGTGAGATGGATCTTACTGGCCCTCTACGCTTTCTACCGCCATAAGCCTCTACCTTTTTCTTACACGCCTTAAATGTGGGCACCCCCAAAGGCAGCACAATAGAAACTGTTTGCTCGTACACCTCATCTTCTTCTCTGTAACTTTGACTAATAGATGCAGTTCCCCCTAGTGACTGGGCTAACTCCTGAACACCTAATGCTAATTGCCTTGAGTACGAGTGATATCTAGCCCCTGCATAATGTTTATCTTCTTCCTTATTTAAATATACTGTAGACCCATCACAATCCATTAACCCGTTTAATAAAGAAATTCTGTCATCAATAGAGGCTCTTAAGTAGACTTCTGGGATAAACTTATCCCTAGATAATTTTCCCCATATACCTAAAACTCTAAGACTACTTATTGTCGTATTCCTTTTCTTTTTTTCTACATCAAATACCTTCCAGTGTCTAGTACCCTCCACGTAGGTTCTTTCTGCTACGATTACCCCACTGCCTCGTATTAGGCTATTTACATAAGCTAAAACATCTACATCATTTGTTGCTATATCTATACTCCCGGCCAAATTACCATTAGCTAACATTACCCCCATAAGGTAAGGGTTTATAGGTAGATTCTCACTATCAAAAACCACAGGAGATACCAAAGGTATCCTATATTTACACATACCAGAATTCTTATCCCTTAGCCTACTATGAAATAATTCATCAGTTGTTTTTATAAAATGATTACCTGAGGTATGCGCTTGTTTCCTAGACTGAACATGCCATAGATGATCTTTCCCAACTACAAGCTCAGACTTATCAGTAAACGCTACTTTGTATGTGTGTATTCGCCCTCTCGGATATACTCCCGTGACTCTGGTTGCATGTCCGTCTGCCCCAATAACTAAATCGCCTACGGACAAATCTCCAAATAAACACCACCCATCAGGGGTCAGTATATTATCCGTATATTTTTGGGCCTTCCCACAGTGTTTTTCCCCGAGTATGTGTGAGGATCTACTACACCCTATTCCACCTAGTGTTGAAAAATCTAGAACAAAGATGCCCATAGAAATTCTATCTGGCTGTAGTATCTGCGAGCCCTTCCTTACAGAAGTATCCCCATACCTTTTTCTGACTTGATTTAGTGTATCCTTTAGCTCATTAGTCTTTTTTTCTTTCTTAACTGACTTCTTAGTAGACTTTCTACGCCTAGCCATTATCACTCTCAGTACTAATGTACTGCTCCACTTCATTCTCAAGCATCTCACTTACCTGATCTGCAATAGCCTCATAAGTCTCGTTCACCATTTCTTTATAACATGGCATCATAATAGATACATCTACCCGCAGGAACTCATACTGAGCTAAACTACGCGTTACCCCTGCCTTAACACTGACATAGGCGGGATCGACATCAAACACTTCAACCTCTTTTGTTACTAGTTCGGTTTCCTCGCCCTTTACTACTGAAGTAGTTACCGTCTTTGTAGACATAACTACTATCTTTTCCTTACTTTTTCTCTTACGCTTTTTCCGCTCTGCCATTATCTTGCCCTCTATATTTTTTGTTTACGATATGCCTCGATACCCTGCCACATAAGATGCACTGTTTGTACATGCTCGGTAAGAAAATAGGTATACTCTTTTTCGTGGTTCCTTAGTATTGTTGCAATCACTTGCAATTCCCCAACACTATAATGATTAAATCCCCTTATAGTATCCTGTAAAATAGGGGGTGGTATCATTTCATCCTTTATCCATCGCTTAAATGCTAGAGGGGTTTTACCCAAAGCGTTAGCCGCTTCCGTCATATTATAGACAGGGACTACGATAGGGTATTCTAGTTTATCCCCAACAACCTCCTTATCCAGAGCATCAAATAACAGCCCACGGGTAAGCTTACTTTCTTTCTTTGGGTTATTACGTCTATAGTTTTTTCTATTACCCTCCTTTACCCGCTCGCGATACCCCTCATTACTACTGTATTTTTCCCGTCGGGGGCTATGACTATCCTCGCCTTCTTTAACTCCGCCCCTCTTCTTATTACCTCTGTTCGTAGCTTGCTTGTGTTTATTTTTCGTGTGCCTTTGCGTGGGTGCCATTGGTATATCTCCGCGTTGCTTTCCTCGTATTCGGATATGCGTTTAAGGAATTTAAACTCTGCCTTATAGGACATAATATCCCTGATTGTTACCCATAATGGGGTTTTTTTCCCGGCCATTGTTCTAAGTATACGCCCGTGTACCTGTTGCGCTTTTGCCCTTGGGGTGGCGTCTATGCCGGTATCCACGGCGGGGACATCAACCCCTTTTTTGAACATGGAATATGTAGAAAACCGTACACGGCGATTATCCCTCCTATCCTCTAACTTAGCTTTGGGTATTTTCTTTTTTAGCATCTGCAACTTAACCGGGGTATATTCTGCATCTTTGATTAACCCGGCAGGCTTATGGGAGGGGGTGGCATCTTTAGCGTACTTCCATATATGGTCGTAGGTTGTTACTACCCCCATCTCTTCTGAGGGTATACCCTTATCTGCACACATACAAAATAAATTATGCAGATGCTCTGCACGATCACTAACTACTAACACAGTACGGCCACGGCCATACAGCTCTTTAACTGCCCATACAAGCAAAGCATTTCGCCTATCGTCTCTGGAGATTTCTGTAATAAATCTACCGTCTTTTGGCGATACATTAGCATACCAGCTCAGGACACCATCGTACTCAATATAACTTGCCATAGATTTTTTATGCTTATTTTTTATCTTGACTTCTACATCACCAAGATTAACTTCAAGTAATTTTTGTAGCTTATCATCTCTATCCGGGGTGGCTGATACCCCAAATCTTACACTTGCAGAAAATTGTAATAATACCTGTGAAAATTTCTCTGCACCAACGGTATCGCATTCGTCGAATACTACTGTACCAAAATAATTATATAAATCATCCTCGTATTTTCTGTTATACAGAGTTTGTACCATACCTACTACTAATTTTTTACCTCGATATTCACATAATTTACCCTGCACAATACCTATATCATTATCTTTAAGCCCGAATTTATTTTTAGCCTCTGATATCCACTGATCCCGTAAAAACTTCTGGTCTACTACTATCAATGCTGTCCTGCCCCGCCTGCGTATATACTCCAGACTACAGACAGTTTTTCCAAATCCTGCATGAGCTCTTACACGACAATCGTATTTAGCCGCATGGGGGCTAAAATAACTCTCTAACTCCTCAATAAATTTATCCTGCCCTTCTCGCAATAGTAGCTTCTTCATACCCCCTATAGATTCCCCCTGCGAAGTCCTATCAACTACTGTTATGTTGTTATCATTAGCATAGGCCGCCCCGTACTGCCGTGGTGTATAGATAAATTTATGATCTACCTTATAGGCTGTAACAGTTGTTATTTTTTTCTTACTGTAATCCCATAACTTTATTGTTAGATCCTTCTTTACCTTTTTAAGGTCTACCTGATCTAACAAAAATCTTACATCACTGGTCAGTACCGCCTGCATTAATTAACGACTCCTACGGGAGCGCCTACTACTGCGTTCACCCCCAGAATCACGATCTTTCTTACTTGCTTCCCGTCCTGTTGCTTTACGACTACTTGATGAATCTCCCCCACTATTGCGCTTACCTGAACTAGAAGACTTTTTCTCTTTCCCTCGCCCTTTACGCCTTTTATTGGAACTACTACTATCATCGTCTTTATCCCATGGTTCATCATCGCCACCGTCACCCCAGCTATCTTTATCCAGGTCACGATCCTGTTGTTTTTTAGAACCCATAGGTGGATCTACCCCCAACATAGCCCGGATACTATCTGCATCTGGTTTTTCAAAAATATCGGCATAAACAAAAGGCTCGCCCATATTTTCTACGTGTTCTTTATTCTCACGATCCTCCCATGTGCGAATAAATTTGCTCATCAATTTCTTCTCTTTTACCCACTCAAGTAATTCCATATCATTACCAATAGCAGCATCCTTTGGCCCATCACGACTAGTCTGGAATAAGGCACCACGTAAAGACCCTTCACGGCTCATAAGTCTGTCAAACTTCTTTTGCTGGCTCTGCTTAACTGCCATCAATTTACGGCTGGCGTTATGCTTAACCCCATTTTTATCCTTAAAGGGGGTCAGGTCTATTACGGAAAGAAATAATACATAGGGGGATTCCCCATACTCCGTGCAAGCTGCACAATCTTCAGTCTCCTTTGGGCAGGTAACATGGTTAGTGAACTTACCAGTACGCGGGTCGGGGAGCGTATGTTCGTAGAGGTAACAATCAGGGGCATCATCAAGTATAATAAACTCTTTAGTCTCTCCTACAGGAACAAAGAACCTGAATATTCTTCCTTTACTTGCCTGCTCCCTGCGTATTTTAGATTTTACCCTCTCATCTGCCGCACGATTTCTGCCCTCTTTACCGCTATGAATAAAAGACCTGTTACCACCACTTGCTACTCTTTGTTTTTTATCACCCATAACTATTCTCCTATAAATTATTTACTAAATATTTCATTAATTTCCTTTACTAATATAAGAGATGCTTTCATAGTCATCCCCAGCCTATATAACTGTATTGCCTTTATTCCCTGTAGATTAATAAGCTCTGCCCCATAACCCGGTATGCTGAATAAAAAAAAAGTATCTTCATTATTATCTCCGTATAAAGACACTGGGGCTATCATTAATACCGGATGTTGTGCCCGTTTTTTTAGGCGCATTTTTTTATCCCTAATTGATAAAACAACACAGGCATTATCTTTAAGTGCAGTTAATGGGCTATCAACAGGAATACTATTTTTAAAAGGAAATTCGACTATATCAAACACAGCTATAGCAACCTGGCATCATCTATCATATTATAATACTGCTCTAAAGCCAGTTCACCAGGATCTTCTGGTGGCCTCATATTTCCTGTTTTTTTATCCCTTATGGTATTCTCTTTAGGGTACTGCACTTTCATTAAAGGTATATGCAAAGCAAGCCTATCCTTTACAGTAGACCTACCCATTCTCCCCGCTTTATCATCATCGAACATGGTATACACCGACACCCTCATATCTTTCAATATCGCCGCCTGCTCAGAGGTTATACTTGAATGTAAAGCAGCTACAACTGGGGCACCTAATTGATACAGATTAGCATAATCAAACAACCCTTCTACCAGCACTACATAATTATATTCCTGCCGGTTTATTAAATGTGCACCAAGCAACAAATTCTTTTTTGGTAAACCAAAATAATCCCTTACTTTAGGTTTTGCATCTCCCGTTGCCCTACTTGTATACCCATAAAAACCACCTATAATAGAGAACACAGGAAATAATATACGCTCAACCCCATGATCATCGGGGTCTACACACAAACCCAACTGATCTACTACCCAATCTTGTATCCCTCTCTCTACTAAGTAGGGATGCCCTTTTGCCGATTCATATAAATCCAAATAATCTTCAGATATAGGTTCCCCTAGTTTTTTATATTTACTATTATACGTAGTCCTTTTGTCCCAGATAGGTAAAGTAGCATTAAGATCTTCATCTCTGTCTATACTGCTTATCTCTTCACTATAGTCTTCCCCTGTGTATTCCCCCAAATCTTCCAATAATGTCTTTAACACCCCCTTAGCCTTACAGGTGAAACAATGGAACACAGAACTGTCGTGAGGGTTGACCTTAATACCAAAACTAGCATTATTATCAGTACCCCCTTCGTGCAGGTATGCAGAGAGGGGGCAGTTAGTCATTACCCACTCCCCCTCATCTTTCACCATGCTTTGGCATAAGGTACCATGAATGAATTCATGTATGCCTTCCCTGTCCACCTCGTACTCCTATCTATCTCGCCGGGCTATAGCTTTATCGAATATCTTTTTACCGTCTGGGATAGCACTCTCTAATGAAGACAACACCTCTGGTGTGATTGTGCCAAACACTGCATAGTTGCCTGTTGTTGTGCGCTGTGCATTCTCTAGAATAAATTTTATCGCCTCTACCCTTACCCTTTTAACTTCTATTTCATTCATTTTGTTCCCCCCTCTATTACTAAGGATTGAGTATACTTGATTAATAGGTAAGTTGCAAATACTCAGGTTGCTTTACCCTGCCATTATTGCGTGGTATTTTCTGCTTAGGCAGCTTAAATAGCCTATTGCCCTCTTCGTCCTTATTTATTTTACTAAATTTATATTTCTTATCAAGAGATAGCCCCTCCATTTCAAATGTTTCCCCGGCATTCCACCCAAAACTCACATCAGCAATTATTGGAACTTTTAAATCTAGATCAAACCATTTTTTAAGAGGATTTGTTTCCATGTAGTGCTTTAATGTCTTAGCCCCCCACTCTACATACTCCTCTTTAACAAGCACATAAATAGCATCATGTACAAACCCTGTAGGGGCCATAAACTTCTCATCTATTTCTTGATCTATACGTGATATGGCCATAACACCCAGACTAGAAGCAAACTCCTGGATGGTAGCATTTATGGCCTGCCTCAGAGCGTCAGCTACGACACCCTTATCTTGTGAGTAAACCATAGGTAGATGGCGTATACGCCCATCATAAGACCTCACATAGCCGTGTTTTAGTGCAAACTCTTTAACTGCATCATGCCAATTAGGTAATGTATAAAACTTATTAAAAAAAGTATTTCTAATATTCTGTGCTTCTCTTGGAGTGAACTCTACACCATATTGTGTTTTTGCGTATATAATAAAATTTCTCCACCACATACCAAAAACAAAACCAAAGTTTACAGCTTTAGCCTTAAACCTGCTTAAGGCCTGTTCCTCCTTCGGCAATTCTCTAAACTGCTCCAGTGACAAGCCTGTAACCTCAAGTGCAGTAGTTATATGTATATCCCCATTACTATTATAGATGTCTATCATAGTCGGGTCGTTAGCTGTGTGCGCTATTATCCTTAACTCCGCCTGACTTAGATCTGCCTCTAGAATTATATACCCTTTGGGTGCTTTAAATATTTTCCTATACGCTTTTGCATGTGATCCTCTCTTTGGGAAATTCTGCCCATTTGGTGAATATGAATTTACCCTGCCGGTTACCGCCGTCCACAACCCATATGTAGGGTTTATCTTTCCCTCTACTATATAATTCTCCCTAAATCTACGGACATTAGTTCCGAGCAATCTATCTACCTTCATCCATTCTGCAAGATCAATACAAAATTCACCTGCCCTTTTATGGTCAAAAAAGAAAGGTAAATGATCCTTTGATGAGGTTGAGGGTACCTGAAACTTAGACTCCAACTCCTTAGTAGTTTCTGTAAACACTAAGGGTTTTAGTCTAAAACCTTTTTTATGATCAAATAATATATCTAATAAAAATGCTTTCCTGCTAAATTTTAGCCCGGCCTCTACATGCTTCCTTTTAATAGGCCGTGGCACCCTTTCCATTAAACTAACCCTAAGCCCCTCCACATACTCTGCTAACACTTCCTCGAAATCATCTAGTGCCTTTTCATCAATAAGCATACCTCTATGGTCTATCCGCATAAAAGCATTAATGCCGGGCATTGATACCCTACGATAGTGGTTGTATAGCTTAGAATCAGCATCCACTATATTTATTAGCTCAAAAAATAAACGTAGTGTTGCATCTGTGTCACCTACACCGTAGCTGACTATTCTATGTAAAGGTACTAAATCCATCCTACTTTTATCAAACTCTGCATTAAAGCGATCTGCATATCCCCCCATTTCAGGTACGTACATCTTAGTAAGATTATCTAAATTCTTCTGTTGCAAATTCTCATCAACAAGAGCCGCCAACATGATAGTGTCGTGATCTAATCTGTATCTAAATTTAAGAAAATGATATACCCACACCATATCGTATTTGCCATTTTGCCCAATAACACTTGTCTTTGGGTTCTGCAATAACTGTTTAAGTTGCCTTTTTAATCTTTTCTTCGCCCTTATTCCTGCGGGGGCATCGGGATGATCCCACGATAGTAGGTATCCGCTGCCCACCTCTACAGTAAACTGCATTGTCATTATCTTGCCTTTCTTAACCCTCCAATCAGTCCCCACCGTCTCAAGATCAAAAGCTAAATACTCAGGCTGCATATCAATTAAAAACTGTAGGTCTGTTATTACCTTATAATCGCCCAGCGCATCTTCCCCGGCTTTATCTAAATCATAATCATACTCAACTATACGCTGTAATGTTTTGCAGTCACTTGCAAACAGTGGCTCATTCTGTGGGTATCTGACAGCAAGTATCGGGTCTAGTATTGGGCATACATAGGCATTATGCTCCTCATTGAAGACGGCTACCCCCCGCACTTTGCTAATTTTACACCTACGGCCCTGTACTGCACTTGCCGCATCTGCCCCTAGTGGTATGATTACTTCTGGCTTAAGTCTCTGTATCGTGTCTGTGAGGTGGTTTCTACAAGCGTTTTCTATAGTCTTTCTATCTTTAGCCCTCCACTTCTTAGGGTCATACCCACACCGCACTGTATTTGAGAAAACAAAATCTTTCCTGTTGAACCCACACCCCCTCATATACTTAGCAAGCATTTCATTTGCCGCAGGGGTTATATTTTCTTTACGCAAAGACATACTGTGCGACACACCCTTGCTAACTATAAGAAATCTCGCCCCTTTACTACCTGTTGGGGTAACTGGGTTATACCTCAACAAGCAGGCATCGCATGGATTACTCATTCCATGTGGCTCATGTCTGGTGCGGGTGCCTCACGTCTAGCCCCTGTGGCTTCTTCTAAAGGTACCTCTGAAAAATTAGTGGGGGCAAAACTAAAATTAATACCAAACTCACCACCTTCCCCATCTCTCCCTTTCATAAACTCTATATGCCTGAAAGGGTAGGTCTTTACTGTTTTTACTACTGTTATTTCACCCCCATATTCTTTTTTTATATTTTTATAAATGGACTTGCCCATCTTTATACCAATAACGATAGAGGCATGTGTGCCTATTGTGTCTGTATACCCTATGTTTTCTAATGACCCCTCAGCCCCGCCCTTACCTGCCGCCCTGCCAAATTGTGTGGTGGCGATAATGGGTCTGTCTCGCATTAAAGTTATACGTTTTAATTCGTCTGTGACATAAGCCGAGGCCTCAAATCTACCCATACCTCTTCTGCCACTGCTCGGTCTCATAAGATACATGCCATCAATGAATATAACATCAGGGCCCAGCTCCTGAACCAGCATGTCTACATCCTCTACTTTTTTATTGAAATTGCCTGCAAATAAATGGAAGTTATTAGCTGAGGCATAATGATCTACAGCATCCGCTAGTGCTTTACGCCCCCAATAAGATAATTTACCTTTACGTACTAACCGTGGATCAAGGTTTGCCTGGTGACATGCTACACGTGCTGCAAGCTGCTTTAATGTCATCTCCATAGAAACTATAAGTACCGACTTCCCCTCTCTATGGGCGGCCCTTGCTGCATGTAATAGAAGCATCGTCTTACCCGTAGCAGGCCTCCCCGGCCATACAATCAAATCCCCGTTCTGATATCCATGAGTCTGTTCATCTATGTAATCAAACCCAGTAGGTATACCTGCCATGCCAGGTAGACTGTGCACATAGTCATACTCTTCTAAGACACTACTGGATAAATCCCCCAGGGTAAGTAACTCTTTTGTATCTGATGAGTAGGGTACACAAGACTGATATATAGACTGTGCTTCATCCCGTATAGCGTCAATATCTGATTCTGAAATTGCATCTCGTAGTGGCCTAAACTTAGCCCTTACTTCGTTATATACATGTCTGTTATGGACTTTCTGTAAATAGAAATCAACAGACTCTGGCGTATTAGGAAACCTAACCTTTGTCTCTTCTTCTACCGTAACTATCTCTGGCAATTCCCCGTACTTACGAAAATGCCCCCTGGAGTATTCGTATGCATGAACCTCCTCCTCATCAACAAAAAACGCAGACTCAAGCATACGAAAAGTCATAGTGCTGCCGTTCTCTAGAATAGAGGCGATAAGCTTCAGCCCATCAGACACGGCTAATCGCCAGACCGGGTAATAACTAAATAATCACTATAATATCCAAAGAAGGCCTCATTAAAGAATTCATCAATATCAACTTTATTGCCAATACTGGCATACAAAATAAACCCTACCCCATATCTCCCAGTTACATAAGCCATCCACCGCAACACAGATATGGCCTCTATACCTAGATATTTATCCCTATAAGTTTTTGTAAAAAAATCAGGTATAGTAATAAAATCGACATTAATATCTATGTCGTATCTTCTCTTATTCCCCATCTTTAATAGATCCACCATCATTACTTCCTTAACGGGCATATTTAACACATAGCATTCTTTATGGAATATTTCATAGAGTATCCGGGATCTAATTATCTCAGCCTCTCCCCCCTTATTACCCGGCACAAATAGATGCCATACTCTATGATCTTCGCACGTTTTTTCCTGATTAAGTCTAGCACCCAGCTTAGTCTCGCCCTCAGATAGATATGTTTTGTTTAGTACCTGAAATGATATGCCGTGATTCAGCATATCCTGCTCACGCTCAGTTAATTGGTTTTTCATTACCGCCCCTAATTAACTCTATTTTGTAGAAAATCCCTATGCTCAGGTAAATCCATTGACATTAACTCGCTATCAGAAAGCTGTGGCAAGGAGTTGTAGTATTTTTTCTTAGTCTCCTTTATTTTACTCAACTTAGATGAAAGAGTATTGTTTTTTGTTTCAATATTTTTTACTTTTATTTTTTCTTTTTGTAATTTACTTTCTAATTCTTTAATCTTACTAGTCATACTACCCATTATTTTTTTATTTATTGTAATATTTTTATTTCTCTTTTTCTGCGTTGCCTGATTACATGCATTTATTTTTAGTTGCTCCTGCTGCGACTCAATAACCTGCGGGTAAAAAGAACGAACAAATTGTAGACTCGGTACTGAAGGCGCTCCACCACCAAAACTACTACTGCTTACCCAGGTAAAATGCGGGACTAATAAATCCCAGTGGCTAACAGCTTCGTATAATACCTCTTTCCATGAACTATCTTTAAAAATTTGTTTAGTCCTGTGAACAAATAAAATTAATTCTTTTTTCGTAGGATTAATGACGATTGCATCTTTATGATTTGCCTTGTAGGACGAAATAGCATCTGCCCAAATTATACTTACATTTTTAATTGTAGGTACTACTATCTTTTCTATAATTTCTTTATGTTTTTCCCTGTGTTTTTGTTTTGCTTTTTCCCCTACTGAAATAGAATTAGTGCGAAGCGAAGTCTTCGCTTTGTTTATTGTTTTTAATGATTCTGTTCCTTTTACTTCTGTTCCTTTATTACCTACTGCTATGTTGCCACCCAGGGTGGTAAAATTTACCCCCCTCAATTTTCTCTGTTTTTTGGGTATTTTAAGCATTTTTTTCATCTCCTTTACGATTAGTTTTTTTAACTTTACAAATATAATAGACACCTCACTATATCCCCTACCACTACCTATAATTACGTATTCAATACCCTTTTTTACAAGCCCTTTTCTAGCATTTCTTACAGACCTGTCACTAAGTCCTATAGGCCCAATAATTGCCGTACCTTCGTTAGATGCTATGCCCGATTTATAGACACTATAGGGGATGTTTTCTTTTGATTTAGAAAATCTAAAAGTTCTGTCTACGTCAAATAGTAGAAGCATGAACTCTGAGGGGGTAAGAACTTTGCGCAGGAACCGGTTAATGTGGAGAATAGACCAAATATACTCTTCTTTAGTTATCGCAATCACAGCTTTTCCTTGTAGTAATTGCTGCGTTTTACTGCGAATAGTGGTATTTATTGTAATTATTGTTGACAATTATATTACAATACAATAAAATTACACACTGCTTCGAGTGGATACGCAAGCAAGGTTTTAAGACCCTCTTTTATCGGAGGGTTTTTTATGCCCACTTATGGGGCAACGACAACCCAATATACGGGTTTACTATGTACGAGTCAAATGGATTACCCGTACTTGACAATAGGCCTTCTATACTATAGAATTATTAATTATTACAGTCTTCTACTCCCCTTGATTGCTGTAATAATGTACGCCTTATGAAGGCTATGGTTGATTATCTGTTTTATACTTTTCACGGATAACGCCTAATGAAGAGCCCCCCCCCATATCGGGGGTTTTTCTTTTTAAGGCTATTTTACTTTGACAGCATACTTTTCAGCTACACCTCTTGCTGCGGTATACCCCTCCTCAGATAAAGGACTACATCCTTGTTTTCTACATTCCTGTAACCACGCCACCTCAAACTTCCTGGCTAAATCGTACCCGCAGAAGCCTCCCACAGTTTTAACGAAAACAGACCCATGAGGGATGCCTATATCCCATCTCTGTGTATTACTGTTGTATTTGATTTCACTTGCACGAGTAACGTGCATTTTACCTAAAAAGGATAATGGAAACTCATCCATGTGCAATGCTTGAACCCTTCCATCTATAGACACATCTATCACCAATTCATTCATTTTATTCACCTTTAAAATGTCTGGTCTAACTATTACCGTATACAGTAGCGGCTAAATGTACCGAGCTACCACTAAGACCATACTTTATACTAAAAAGTCATTCTTCCTATTTGTGTGGAAGATACCGGAGAAGCATAATAGTCTGGCTTCTCTTTACGCTTTACTGCGCCACCCCCTAAAACTAGTTCAATTTGCTCTGTGGCCTTAGCACACGCCTTACCTTTAAAACCATCAACATCTATTTTAATGCCACCGGCAGGCGATATGTCTATGATTATAGTGCCTTTATTCATAGTACCCCCCTATGCGGATATTTGTAATTGTATGGTGCCGTCGTTTTTATTATGGCGAATTACCCTGTAACCTTGCTGTATAGCCTTACGGGTAGCCGCATGAATACTATACATCTGGTATAATTTGCCCATTCTACTTTGGTTTTTACTCACAGAAGAGTCTTTAACCCCTAATTGATTTTCTACACTATCCATATAGAAATCAGTACGGGCTTCCATGCCTGTACTATCTTTATTCTGGTATAGACCTACATCATACTGTGCATCATGCAGCTTAATAACAAAGGGTGCTTTACCCATACCTGTTTGATCCATACTATAGGCACGTGGTATTGCATTCTCTAGTAGCTCGCAATTAATCCCCATAGTTTTTAATTCTTTGACCGCAGATTTTAATGCACATATATCTGAAATCACAATAGACGAAATTGTACTAGTGTGTGACATTATCTTTTCTCCTTTTCTATTTGACCTACATTATACAGATAAATATATCTATATGCAAATCATAGTTAATACTAGGTTATACGTATTATTCTACGTTTTCCTTTTGGCATACGTATATTTTTAGTCTTTCCTTCGCCTGTAGGCACTAACACCATTTCAGGTCTTGGTACCCCCTCTTGCAGATTTCTAATTGTATACAGTTCATCTATTTCCTCTGCATCAAAAAACCTGGATAACATTCCCTTAGGGTAGTTAATATTAAAATCTAGTAGTTCTTGTGTTTCTAGAATATCCCCTCTCCCAATAAAAGCATTAATTTTTTTAAATCTAGCAACTTTATTTGGGCTAAACACTTTAACATCTATGGTTATCAGTGGGGCTTCTTTTCTTAATGATACCAACAATACCCCTTCTGCATATACCCTGCCTAATCTGGATACGGAAGAACTGACAGCAACTACTGTACCCTCCTTCACCTCCATACAACTGGAAAACCAACACCCATTAGTTTCTATATCCTTGTCTGAGGCACATATTTTAGTATAGCGGCCTACTATCTTTCCTGCCTTGCTAAGGAATACCCTGTCATACCCGCCATTGCACATCATTGCAAATAAATGAATTTTTGCACTGGTGCTCTGAAACGACTGCGAGCCGTACATTGTATTTACTATCATCTATATCACTTATTTTTCTTTATACGGGTATGCCTTTTATGGCCTATTTTAGTTACATTATCCGGGTCTGTGGTTTCTTCATAAATCTTTGATGCTGGGGTAGCATTCCCCTTTATCCAAACGGCCATTTCCTGTATTTCTTTACTATAGGTTTTTGATAAAGGAACCATATTCTGAAGAGCCTCATATACATACTTCATGCTAAATTTTTTACCGGCACTAAATGCGTCAATAAGCCCGTCCTTTACGGCAGATTCAATTTCGGCTGGTACATACCCTAAAGATATATCAACTACTTTGCTTTTATGTAGATCACTAAATTTATCTGGGTTATATCCTCTCTTGGCTAAATGAATATTAAGCACTTCAAGGCGCTCTCTGCCTGTAGGTAGGCCTGCACCGAAGATAGCATCGAATCGTCCACGACGTAGAAGCTCAGGGGGCAGCCCTTGTATATTATTAGCCGTTACAATTGTGAAAATTGGTGATTTATTATCTTGTAACCATGTGAGGAAATACCCTAATACTCTGCTCGATGTTCCAGAATCGCCGCCCCCCGAACCTATACCACCAAGTCCCTTGTCTATCTCATCGACCAGAATACAGCAAGGAGCCACAGCTTGGCACATTGCTAAAGCTGTTCTCATACGCTCTTCTGATTTTCCGATAAAACTGTTAAACATTCTGCCAAAATCTAATCGTATCAGAGGTACACCAAACTCCCTAGCTATTGATTTCGCTGCAAGGGACTTGCCTGAATTATGTACAATTAATCCGTTAGCTACAAAATTGTTACTAGGGCTTTTCATTTGTATATCGTAGGTATCTCTTTCGCCTATGTACTTTATTCTAATTATCTTCTGTAGTCGTGGAGCATTACGGTACCTGTTTATATTGCCGCCCTCAGACATGTGCCGCCTAGCATGTTCTTCTTTAGTAAGTGTCTCTAGGTTATCTATAGTATTATTAGATCTATCCTTATCTTTGTGATGTACTTCCATACTATTAGGCAAAAAATCCAATAAAGACACATCCTCTTCTAGTGCATAAAGAAAGTCCTCCAAAGGCATTTCGTTGTTATGTGCCTCTACTACTAATCTATGCAAAGGGTGGCTTGTATACTCTAGCCCATTTATACACCTAGTACGTGCGTTAGGGTGGTTACCCACATTATTCATCATACGCTGTGCAGGGGTTTTATTCCTCCCCCCCGAATTATCGTCAAGCAAAGAGCCCTTCTTATAGGCAAGGATACTTCTACTCACGGATAGATCACATAATCGCACATAACCGTATCTTGTACGGAACTTATGATCTTTTGTAACAGGCAAATATGCCCCATAATCGGTCTGCACCTCATATACTTTTTTCTTACCTGAATAAACAACCCCTTCTATCTCATTAAAGCCTATGTACCCTTCCCCCTCTATCAGACTGTGTGCCTTTGTCGCTTTAGTTAAGTCCCACTCTCTGTGTGTTTTATTTAGTAGTCCTAGCTCCACAGCCTTATCATGCATACCGTTAAACCTATAGTACAGCGTATCTAACCTCATCCCCCTGTAAGACCCTGATTTCTGCCTCCTGCATACGTTTATCATTGCCTCGCCCGCCAGACACCCAGGAATACCGACGAAAACTAAACCACGAGGAGGTTCAATACCAAAATCCCGCGCTTCATCGGAATAGCATTTAGCACGTTTGCTTACCCATTCTTTTAGGTTCTCCATACCACCTACATCTTTCATATCCTCTGGATGATAAATTTCTAGAATATCATTTTTATTAACGATATCTATCTTACCCTTATTGACCCCTTTAATTATATCTTCAGCAGAAATATGTTTTAAGGTAGTAGCCGCTTCGACAATCGCATGTGCTGCGTACATTTCAAAATTAGCTTTTGTCATGCCTGCGCCCACATGACATATATCATCATAGTCCTCTTCATCAAGTTCTATTGACCCTTCCCCGCCTTCCCAACCGACAACCCCCTCAACTATGTCATGCAAATACTCTACAAGCTCACTATGAGAAGGCGGATTAAAAGGCAGGGTTATTATTAGATCATTAATAGAATCAGGCATAGGTGTATCGGGGGTTATCAGCAGTATCCTTACTTTACTGCAAGGCAGGGCATCGTTATACCTTTCTAAAAAATGTATGAGTACGGGGTTATCCTCTAACCAATATTGCACATTTACAAAAGCTATATATAGATACTTTTCTCTATCTTTTTCAAGTTCCTTTATGATACTGGCTATTGCATTTCCTATATCTATATTTCTATCCCCTTCTACATTAATATCCTTCATCGTAGCTATAGTATATGCAGTAAACCCCTCTACCAGATCCCACTCTAGATAATCGTGCCCTTCTATTAATATAGTCTTACGTGTAGCTGCACATGCACGAACTATTTCCTGTGTTCTGACATGTATAATTGCAGCCCCCGCATTAGATAAAAGTCTAAGACGGCAGGCGAACTCATCCTCAGAGTGCCGACTAATATGTTCTGCACTTATTTTCATTAAGTTTTCCCCTTTATCAAATAAGCCAGTAGTATACTCTAGAAATTATCTATATGCAATTCATAGTTTATATATGGGCAAAAAAAAACCCGTAGCGGTGAGGCTACAGGGTTAAATACCCAAGAAGGATAAGGAGGTAACAAAATGAATCCATATATTAAAATACCTACTCTACTTTGTCAATATTTCTTTTTACGTAATTCTTTCAGGTTATCCCGTAGTATATCTAATTCATATTCTAACTCTTCTTTAGTTTGCCTTTCATACTTGCTGGGATTAGGTATCGTGCGTAAACCCCGTAATTCACTTCGTTTGTCTGTTATCTGCAATAGTATTAATGATTGATCACTAGTATTTTGATACCGTGCAAAATCCTCAGCAGATACTGTATTTGATTGTATCCATAATAGACCCCCTATCGCCCCTGCGGCCACAACTGAAAACTGCATAATAACCTCCAGTGATTTATTCAAGCAATGCCCCCTATACTTGCGCCCTCTGGTAATAGTATAGAAGTACCACACCAGCCTAGCCTCTTCCCACGAAAATATACCCGAGCATACCCCTTATTAACAAGAAGGTCTGCAAGGCTTTCTAAGTCCTTACCCCCGGTCTGTACCCATATTCGTATTAAAGGCCTGCCTCTAGCCCCTCTGGCGGGCTGTACGTCTACTAGAAGATGCTTCTGCCCCTCCAATAATTTAGTTACATAGCTAGTAGCCTCATCCGCCATTATAGCTTCTCTTGGGCATTTTGCTCTCCACCCCTTCTCCGGGGTATCTACCCCATATAATCTCATATTCTCAATGGCATATAACCCTGTAGTTTTAGAAGTTGAAGGCCATAGCCAGACCTTTAATGTTATAGAGTCTGCATCATAATTAGTTAAATATTCTGCATCATAATTACCAAAAGCATTCGCATCACTATTATTGAATAGGTATATTAATACTAATAGTATAGATACAGCCATCACACCACACTTAGTTAATCCCCCAGGGTTGCATTTGCTCATACTGCTTCTGCCCTCATTAAAATAACCTGTTTATCCCATTCTTTTTTAGACATCCATTCCCATTTAGCTTTAAGATTAAATACAACCCACTGAGCTAGCCTTAGCTCTAACCACCCCATTTCACCTGTGGCTATATTAGCTGCATGGAACATATGGTCGGCTTCCTTTTTAGTCCAATATCGCCCACTAAGCATGTCATACATACATCTAAAAGGGATACCTTTGGAGTGAGCCAATAGCTTATAGATCATATCATGGGGCACTGCACCGTTGCTGATAGGGCCTGTATTATCAATAAGGTAGTCGGGTACTATAGGAGGTATAGAAGCATGATCTGTAAGAAACTCCTTCCATACAGTTACAGTAATACCCTTCGCTGCCCAATAAAACCAAAACTCCTCAGCTACTCTCCAATCCGTTTTGTCAAATTGTTGTAGAGTTACTCTACCTCTGGGGAATGCTTCTTCATACGTCATGGTATAGATAGATTTTGTTAATACAATGCAGGCTCCTGTACCTATTACTTATTATCTTTGTTAGCATAATAAAACCCCAGATGATACCGCCTAAAGGTAACCACACATACTATAACGCTAGACAACTGTGATAGTGCAAACAGCCAGTGTCTTGTAAAAATACCAGATAAAAACCCACCCCACTCTTGTGACATTACAAACGCATAACAGGTGGGGTGTGTTTTACGTGGTACACATAAAAGTAATGGTATTACCCTCATTTAAGCAGTCGTGCACTATTATTAGACCCATCATTTTTATCATCTATGATGGCTCCTGATGGGCTTCCACTACCATCAAGATTTGAGCTACCGCGTATGGGTGTGGTTAGGTTTTTATCTATTCGTTTAGCTGTTTGCGCCTGATCTGTTGCAGACTGCCCACTGCCTATAGTTATAGATTGCCCGCCTATACCACCTGTACCTCCACTACTTTCGCCACCTATTGAAGGGTCATCAGACTTGGTAACATTTATATCTCCCGTAGATATAGTGTCGCCCTGCCCAGCAAGAGCTGTATTCATAATACCCATAGCTGTGGTTAGCACCGTGGCAACCGGTATGGCGATAGCTGTAGTAATCCCTACCTTACCCCATTGTTTAGCCTGCACTTTTTCTTTCTCCATGTAAGATTCTACGGCCATTACTACAGCCCTCTCACATGTAATTTCTTCCCTACCAAGTGCCTTTGCCAGTATTTCTGTTTGCCTGGTGGAGTTCTGTAATATACCTAGCATAAAGTTTCTATCTATATACTTAGCCTGTGCATCTGCCTTAAGACCTAGAACCTCTTCGGGGGTTAAATATAGGACTGCCTGTTGTGGGGCCTGCTTACGCCCCTTTACTATTTTTCTACAAGCAGCAATAGCCGGAGCCATAGCTTGCATAACCATGGCATTTTCAGAGGTTTTTGTGTCGCCTTTTTCTATGAGGTTATTGTTGCTGTCAAATTTCTCATAGGTAGATTTACTGGATGTGTTGCAAGCCCCGAGAAGGATAGTAAAGAAAACAAGTATAATTGAGTAATACAATTTTCTAGCTACTGGTGAGGTGTATATTATCATTATTATTTCCTCTCAAGTATAGAGGTATTTGTGACAGTTCTAAGAAGCAAAACTACCGCAGTATATACCCCAATACCCGCCTGCCAGTAAGCTTTTGCTGTCTGTTCTGCCCAGGATTGAAAGTCAGCATCTACTGTACCAGAACTCATAAGAAGCATTATCAAAGTAGGCCAAACGGCCCAAATGATTGTTTTATATCCCTTAATTTTTTTTAGCATAATCGTAGTCCTCTATCAAGTCCCTCCAAGACACACCAAGATCCTGTGCATGAGGGTACTCTCTCTTTTTTATAGACCACGTGCCCGCCCACTCAAGACCTACATTTGCGCAAACATTGCCGTATACATACCATTCTACAGAATCCTCACTCCATTGCAACTTCCCATTAACGACAGGTACTGCATCGAAAGCAAAACGATAATTGTGCATAGATTGACCGGGGGCGGCATGTGTAATAATTCTCTTACCGTATTGCGGGCCTACATTTAATAAAAGATCACCCAGGTCTACCCTGCCATATTTCTCTGTTAGCTCTTTAGCTTTTTTTTCTATAGCAAGGATACCCCGGCCATTACGATATAACTTAGCCTGCTCCTCTATTGGGCGAAAAGTACAATAAATTAGTATTTCTACATCCTGATCCTTACACCCGTTAAGAACCTGCATAGCCTTAGAGGCTACACTAATAGATAAATCACGTAGCCTTCGGCTTGCCACTATGTACCCCTTTATTTTGCTGTATTTCTATTAATATGCCAGTAATAAGAAAAGACAGGAAGAAACTTACCACTACTATTTCTACCGAAATAGCAAAGTTTTTCATATCCATGGTTAGTACCATAAATAGATTAACCTGTGCTATAAAGGTAATAGTAGAGGCCACTATTATTTTGCCTAGCTTAAATGGGGATTGCATAAAGGTATACGCCATCATCCCCCATAGTATTATAGTAATAGATGTTATAAGAGTTTTAGCTAGTATGTTAGAGAAAGTGCCGCCTTCGCTAACTATATAAGAAGCACCTAATGATACTGCTAGAGCGACGATCACATAATCTGCTATAGGGCCATTTTTCATATAATTCTGTAATATTTTAATTATTTTATTTTCCATATTATTTACTTCCTTCTAATGAGTTAAGACGCTGTTCTATAAGAGCCCCTTTTGTTTCAAAGCTATCTAACCTATCATCCATTACATTTTCCAGATCATCCACTTTAATCCGAGTATACGCATCATCTCTGGCTATCTTTACTACAGATGTCTTAATACTTGCAATATCTGCTTTAAGGGGGGTAATAATAATATAGACATACATACCTATACCCATGGCTGCCAGAGCGGCCATAATATTCCAGCCTATCTTTATACCATCTGCCTGTACTGAAATATCTTTAGAAGTATTTGGTGACATAGTTGCCCATCTATAAAACATCCTCTACACGAAAGGTACCAATAGAAGAACTCCATTTTCCTGCGGGCATTTCTACATACCCCTGTAGCTTCCATGTACCTAGTTCAACTAAGAAACCCGCCTCTACCACATATTCTAGTTTACCATCCGTCCCATCTGTAGTTAAAACAACCGACTTCTCTATTTTTCCGCTGTCCGGTCTAAAAAACCGGATAGTCCGTATAGTAGAGGTACTTATATCCACTGGGGTCTTACCCCTCATCAAGGTTATTCTGAGTATAGTGCCTTCATCATTTAGCCGTACATCGTGGTCTTCACTACTCATGGTTATGCCTCCGTATTACCTGTGCTCATTAAATATTTTGTAATCGATTTCAATTAATTGATTCATCTGTAATGTAAAAGTTAAAGTTGTATATAGCGAAAGTGTAGAATCAAGTATTTCTACATCCAGTGAATTTACCCATCTAGGTATAGCATCTATACCGCTAATTGTATACGCGCCAGGTTCCGCCAGTAGGGTGTATACATTTCCATATACGAGGGCGACATTTTGCCCAGTGATAATGAAACTACCTGAATCCGCCGCAAGGAGAAAACCCCCTGTTGATAAAAGCGAAAGGGCCGCATCAGTACCTGTAAGACTATAATTACCGGGGGCTGCTTGTACGGCCCTATGCACTAATACCCCGGCATCCGTACCTGATAGGGTAAATACCCCCGAATCTGCTATTAGGGCGTAGGTGTGAGCTACTGAGGCGTCTTGCCCCACTAATGTATAGCTGCCCGATTCTGTTGTTAGATATCTATTAAATATTACTGATGCATTAATACCTGTAAGAGAAAAGGCCCCTGACTCGGCTAACAATATTTTATTATTACCGTATAGCAGAGTAGCGCCTTGCCCGGCGAGGGCAAAGCTTCCACTACCCGCTGCTAAAGTATGCTGTAATAAAAGAAGGGTATCTTGCCCAGATAGGCTAAATATTCCTGAATTGGCTGTAAGTGTATATGCTTTGGATAAAGTGGCACTCTGCCCCGATAGATTAAATGCCCCAGAACTTGCCGGTAGATAGCGATTATATGGTAGGGCAGCATCTGGGCCTGTAAGGGTAAAGCTACCAGTCCCCGCAACTAATGTTTTTAATGTGCCGTAGTTAAGTGCGGCTGCCTGCCCCGCTATAGAAAATGTACCCGAGTCGGCGGCCAGAGCATAGGTGTATGATATTGCTGCATCTGCGCCAGCTAGAGCATAAGCCCCGCTATATGCATATACAATCTTGTTACTTAGTAGAGTTGTGTCTGTCCCACTTAAGGAGAAACTGCCGGACTCGGCTGGGAGTGTTTTGATACTTCCGTAGGATAAGGCTGCCGCCTGTCCTGTTAAATTGAATGTACCGGAGTTTGCTGAGAGGTATTTATTATATGTTAGAGGGGCGGGGGTTCCTGATAGAGTAAAAGCACCTGAGTCCGCAATAACCTGATAGCTATATGTAAGATTCGCTACAGTTCCCGCAAGTATAAAAGAGCCGGAGTTTGCGGGTATATAATAGATTTTTATTAAAGTAGCGTCTGTGCCTGACAGGGTGAATACCCCTGACTCTGCCGCAATATAGTAATTATGTAATAATGATGTGGCAGTCCCGGATAGGGCAAATGAGCCAGAGTCGGCAGACACATAATAACTACGTGATAGTGCGGCAGTAGTCCCTGTTAAATTAAATACGCCTGAATCAGATACGAGGGTGTATATTGTGGCCGGTACATTGTAATTTAATACTGCACTAGTACCTGATAGATTAAATGTACCCGTATCTGCTACTAGTGTGTATGCCCCCGTTGCCGTCTTGGCACCGATAAAGCGTAAAAATGGAGATCTCATTGTGGTATTAAGAACTGATAAGGATCACGGCTTATTTCTGTGCCGTAATTTGTCCATACATTTCTATCCCATATAAACAGATAGCGGTTAATACTGCTCGCAAACAATGATGCGTTATTTCTGCAATTTATATATAGTGTGCTATTGGCATAGTTTGCTACCGGGACTAATGGTGAAGTTGCAGAAGCAGCGATGCTTTTACCGTCAACAATTAGCCCAAGACCGCTAAACTTATTAATAAAAGCAAAACAATAATCGTGATACCCAACAGAGGGTCGAGGGTATCCGGCTGAAGAAACCACCCCAGGGTTCATTGCTAATTGGAAAAGCCCGGTATAGGGCGCCCCTGAATTCGGGTCTATAAGTATGCCGTTACTAGCACCAAAATTTGGCGTGAATTCAGCGGCTAAATCATCTGTATTATTATAGGCAGATATATCCATTCCAATTGCAACAGTTATATCACGTGTATTCGACAGATCAATCTGCAAACTTGCTCCATCTGCTGTACCATCAAACGTATAATTATTGGTGCTTTTTGTTGGTGATCCGACTTTTGTCAACACCTGCCCCGTTACTAAATCGCGTATGTCCGGGTAGTATAAAATAGCTGCGCGCAACCCTCGCGCTAAAGGGTGGCTCCAGTCTATCTTTACCTGTCCAACCGGCTTCTTACCCGGAATCCGCAGATTCGGTTCAAGTAAATCAATATTGTCAACTATTACCTGGCCCATTAGACTGCGGTATTCCAGCCTCGTGACGCTACTGCAAGAGCTATTGTTAGAGTCGCCCCTGATTGGTTTACAAGATAATAAGTAGCATTAGGATCAGGGTTTACTACGCTATCAATGTAATAATACTGGGGGCCAGCTAGAGCGTTAAGAACAAAACTATCGACAAATTTATGTAGATAAGTTGCAGTTACTGCCGGGGCCTCGTTAGTCCCGTCCATTTTCGGTCTACGGTACAAATCTACTGTTTGGTACACTACAGGAGTACCGACAGATATATAAAGCCTAAAATCTAGTGACGGGTATTTGCGCTCATTAACGCTAAGTGCCGTTGCATTTATCGCAGTCCGTACTCCGGCTGATACGGCGGCATCGAGTGTGGATGCAGCGGCTTGTATCGTGTACCACGCGGTACTCGGTTGATTAATTGTTTCTCCGGCCATTAGCTTTGCCTCGATTTGTTTACATCATTATTGGTGATGATTGTATTAAGCCCAAATAGTACCTCAGCACGTGATGCAGGTTTCGGAAGGAGTGCTTTTATTGCCAGAAATGTAGGAGAGGTAGGAGAGAATAACTGTCTTAGTTTTACCCTGTACGACCGAATACTCTCGTCCGTAGGCCGGTTTATAAACATCTGTATCCACTGTTTGTTGTAAGCATTAAGACCTGCATAATCGGCTTGGGCAATGACATCTGCAACTTCAAGTATCGTCAGATCACGTATCTTTCTATTTATTGACTCCCCGCCTATATTTTTATTAGGCCTGTTCAACTTACGAGTAATACGATATGTCGCATCGTCATTAGCTGTGAGTACATAGCCCATGCCTATAGGATCTGTAGTGATCTCTGTTTTAAGTACCTGCAAATTTGCTTGACTGTTTACATTAAACATTCAGTTCTCCTTATAATAAATTACATTAACTAAGAAAGACACTAAAAATGAATATCATTTAATTCATCAAAAACTATTGTAGTGACAACTTACTATTAGGTAATCCGGGCCGAATACATAATACTCATTATTTCTTTCCAATCATCGTCTATAAGCCCTGTAGAATCAAAAGAGTATTTTAAAACCCTTATTTCATGTGTTAAATGATTCAGCTCTTGCTCTACATATGCCAAATGCTTATAGGTTTGAAAAAGATGTATACGAATCTCTTCCTCAGTATAGCTTTCAGAATACGGGTCGATAAGACGCACAAGGTGATTGACCTACTAACTATTAAGTATTTGTTAGGATAGTTACACCGAAGTCCACCTCAAATGTTTCCCCGGCGGCCATAGTAATAGGACTTGCATAAGACCAGTAGCCTATTAAAGGGCCGACCTTAACGACAGTACCACTATTATATAGAATGACATGCTGGAAGGGGCCTATAGCACCTGTTGCAGTAACCATCGCCCCCGCCCCTGCGGCAGTAAGGTCTGCTGCGGCGAGTTCATAGGTAGCCACGTTTAGAACAGAAGTTACAAGGGTTAATGCTACCGGGCCGGTATATCCACCTCCTGCGACTATCTCAGCAAGATCCGCCTTAACCAAATCCAGAACAGCGTCCGGGGCCGCATTAGTTAGATATACACTTAATGTATCAGTATTGAGGGTGTGTACGCCTTCCGCCATATCTTTGACGAAGTTATTAAATTTATTAAAAATTGCCATGTGTGTTGTCTCCTAATGGTTGACAAGTAATATGCCCCGCTTTACACCACCACCAAGAAACGAAACCCTAACGTATATTCACCCTGAGTATATAACTTTAATGCAATCTATTGCAATATCCGCACATACTACTACTAGTGTGAAATTGATTGCAAGATTTCCCCTTACTGCATTGAAGATATTTAATCAAACAACATAAACCCTAACACCAGTTTCACTGGCTATTTTTCCTATTATTATCTGCCCCTGCACCTGTACCCTATCGCCGGGGCGGTATTTAGTAGCGCCTGTCTGTGACATAACCTGCGCCCCATTTGCGGTACTAACCATTAAAACGCCTGCTTTCGTAGATATTATAACCCCTGTAGTAGCTTTTTGGCCACTAGATAATTTCTTTATTAGCTCGGTTACTGAACTCATTGTGGTCTCATTATAGTCAACCGTGTAAGTAATTCAGGGCCTTTACTTCTATGTGAAATACTGGAAATCTTCCCCCTCCACACACTACCCTGTAAAGAATCATGTACTTCGACTATTTGGCCCATCTCCACATTATTTCTATATACTGTTTCAAGAGTGGTGGGCCGCATACCACTAGCCTCATTTATCTCAAATCTCCCTCTATCCAATGCAACGGCTACACTGGTAATCATAGGGTCTACAACATCCTCCCCTTGATGATCGCCTGCGTCACGTATGACAATTAGGTCTATCAAGGTGCCGTACCTACTATATAGATAAGCACAGGAAACGAGGTTTCACCACCCAAAGTTATAGGTACCCCAGTAAGTCGTCGGGCCATAGCCTGAGAGGTGTAAGTTACTTTGAGTACAGCTACCCCCTTTGTTGCTGCGGTAAGATTTTGCTCACTACCTACTGTGACCGCGCCCAGACTGTTACCTATCCATTGGTAGGTAAAGTTAGCGGTTACCGGGTATGCAGTATTAGCCGTTTTACTATCCTCAAAATTAATGAATTCATCTTTAGTAATATTAACTGTATTGGATAAGAAGAGTATGCTGCCGGAGGATGGGGCAATACTATCCAATGCTACATTCGACGTTTTAAAAATGAGGAAAGCGGGTTCTTCTCCGGGGGCAAATTGGGCATCCCCACTGTTATACCCCGTAACTCTATCATCTATCTCTGCCGTTAGTATGCCACGGTCAGTTTGCCCGAATTGTACAACAAGTGAAGTAGTTATTAAATTAGCCATTTATCCTAGATCCTCTACTAAGAACTGTGCATCTGTGGTAGGCGGGGCACTAGTATCATACTCGACCGCCTCCGTTGTATATGTAATCTCGGCAAGACCATACCCACTGTTTACTGTTAAGGGTGTAGTTATTTCAGTACCATGTCCTTCATGTACCAATGCACCTAAAGAGGTGGATCTCCAATCTATACTATCTATAGAGACAATAGGATAGCTTACATTACCCACCCCTTCCACAAATTCTACTAATTGTACTTCTTCCCTCTGCACAACTCCGCGAATAGCTAGAGTAATTGAGGGGCCATTAGTTTGTATAACCCTTATAGTGAGTCTCCACGGATCAGGGTATACCCTTAATATGCCACGTAAAGAGTCTCCATCTATGTCATCGTTATCATAATACTCTATCTTATCAGAGAAGACACCACTACCCTCCCTGATTCTAAATTTATTCCATAAAGCAAAAGGCTGCGTTTGCTCGAATGCAGATAAATTATCTGCTACATCTGTATATATTTGATCTGGTGTGGCCGCAGTATACTGATTAGTATCAATTCCCCATGTATACCGTATCTGTAAAGTACCATCCTTTAAGGTTTCCGGGATAGCCCCGACAGTTTTTACTATTTGTGAGACCAGTTTTATAGGGGATATATCCTTAGCGGAAACCCTATAGGCGGGTATTAGCCAATTTTGTATATTCCATGTAACCAATTCACCTAATATAGTCTCTACAACATCTTTAGCCATCATAGCTGATGTCATTTCAAAATTAATAGAAGCCGCCCTAGGTACTTTATGTTTTATGGCCGGGCTCAGCCCCGTAATTTTTAAGGTTTCTTTTGATGGTTTACTTCTATCTATCGACCTTTCTTCCACCACCATCTCATAGGAGTCTGTACCTATATTCACAGTAAACGGGCTATCCTGTATAAATTGATTATATGCCCCCAAATTTTCTAATATTACTGTAGATGACCATATAAATGACCCTTCTCTCATCTCTACAGATACTGATGAAACTTTTATTTTTTGCCCGCTCACCATCACATTTACATCATCTATAGAGGTTATTACTGTTTCGTCCAATAGGGAGTATCTATAGATGAAATCAGTAAGTGCCCGATCTCTCAAATCAATAGAATAAACAAATCTCATATCAGAAACCACCGGAGATATGCTCACATAAGGGAAGATCGTCTGCATTATGGGGTGCGAACGTAAAGAGTATGGAAAGCTCTTCTGAGTAACTACTGAATCCGCATCTCTATAAATAAAGATAGTCTGTGTTGTTACTTTAACACTGTATACATAGCCTATAGAGCTAATTGCATAAGGGGGTTTAAGGGCATAGGGGAAAGTTATCTGGCCTAATACAGGAACTAAGCTTGTGTATGGGAGAGTTATGGCGGTTAGCACAGAATAATGTATAGGAAATCTTATCTGTAGGGCGACCCTGGTCTGGTACGGAAAAGAAAAGTTGTTAGATACATATAACGCGTAGGGTAACCCTATCTGTAATCTAACATCCTGCCATGCTGCTATAGAGTATTGTGCATAAAATGCAGTAATCTCGGCCCCGGTTAGTTGATATTCATTAGTCCATGTTCTATCCATTTCATTACCTCCTAGAGGTACACTAAAATCTAAAAATTGTTGTGCGGCCCAATTAGCCGCAAAACCGGATGCTATATCCATAGGCCAAGACCAGTCTATAGAACCTAAATAATATATATAATCTTGTCTGGCTACGCCCCAGTCATAAAGCATATTGGCTTTATGCCCCGGACTAGCCCACCATGCATCAAAATGTTTCTGAGATATGTCTTCTATAGTAGGAAAAAGTACCGTGTCGGGATCTGCATAGTATAGCCCTTGATCCAGGTTCTCTGAATGACCGTAGATAGTATCGGCTAGCATAGTATCCGCTTTTTGCTGATATGTTTGAAAACCAAAATCAAAAGAGGGGTCGAAATGCCAGTACACCGTATCATGTTTAATGATCTGCCTTAGTATAAGGTAGGCATAATCATCAGATATGGGGGGCGCTCCTGCCGCAAACAAAGACTTAAAAGGAGTTAGTGGTGGAATTTCTGCTAATCTTGCGGCATTAACAAGGTTCAGATTGTGGGTATAGTATGTACTTCCTACTATATACTCTTCATGACTCTCTTCTCTGAATTGCCCTCTTGACCAGTCCTGATCTAATGTCCTAACAAACCCGGTTAGATTACCCTGTGCAGATATTACTAGATCCGCCCCCCCTAGTATTTGTATTGTGGCGGTACCGGCCAAGCTTACAATCTCATTCATTTCAATACCAAATACAGGCTGCATTACTATCTGCCCGTTGGCGACCATATAGATACTAGTATCCCTAGAATCCCAGTGATATATCCGGGCAGATTCATAATATTTATAATTAGTCCATGGTGTCATGCTCCCCGCTAAACCTACAACAGAATCAAGAGCGGAATCAGAATCAGAGTCCCCATAAGTAGAAGTTATACGGTCTAGTTTTGGGTATTGCCCCCCAGCATAATAGGCAAAGGCCTCGTTTAGGGGGTCATCTATCTCCACCCAACCAGACCAATCTAAGGTAGGCCTAAAGGCGTCTGCAAAGTTAAACCAGTACCTCCATACTTGTGAATTAGCTGCATTTGTTAACCCATAGGCAACTATGTATGTAGTCCCTAATTTTCTCTCTAAAGAAACCCCTAGATAAGTATTAGTAGGCCCGACCCCATATTCATCGAAATTCCCGGCAGTTAGTTCATTTAAAAAATTAGTATTCTCTGTACTATAAGACAGAGAATCTGCATTAATGGTATACCATATTTTTGTTGTTAAACCAGAACCCGCAATATCAGATATAACTATATAATTAGTCGTTCCACCATCTGCACTAAAATACTGATTTATTGGGGTTTTATACCCTTTAACCACAGCATCTACCACAAGAGGTAGTGGGGAACTAGTATGCTCTGCATAAACACCTGTGTCTGCATCTACTTTTACCACCATAACTGCACTGGTACCTAGTATATACAAATGCCATATATTAGTTCCCGGTACTCTTACTGTAAGCATAGGATTTCGTAGGTAAAAACTAGTATTTAGGGCGATACTTATGTTTATTGATCCGTCATATACTACTGTGTTAGTTGTAAAATTAACTTTATACAACTTTAAAGTAGAGTTTGGGGCAGTTGCTGGGTGAACAGCCGCTACCCAAGTATTTGTAGCACCTGTACCAAAAATACCTACCATATTTCTTTCAGAAAATGAATCTATATGCAAAACACCATTATTGCCTGCTACTTCTTCATTCCATACAACAAATAAATTACCGCCCTCTTCAAAGGCCCCTGCTCGATAGTCTGGGTATATGGCCCCCGCCCCTCTTTGGCGTATAGTTCCTACCCCCCCATCCCAAGTAGTTGCATTATTGTCTGCTGTGCCTGCTGTGGAAAGGGGGGCAGGGGAAAAGAAAGAATTACGGTATCCGTCATTTAGGTATGTATAATCTGCCACTAAATAGGCCCCAGCTACGTGCATCCCTGCATGTATACGAGAGCCACTAGCATTTCTTGTATATCCTGTAAGTAGTATGTCATCTACATAATAGCCGTAGGTTGTCCAGCTAAAGCTAGACACTTCCCCTACATCAAATTTGCCGGTATCGCCCCCTTTGCCATCCAACATCCATGTCCACCCTATAGGGTCTTTAGCAGGCAATACTGGGCCCACCTTAGTGCCATCCATGACACTGTATGCTCCTGCGGATAGATCAATAATAGCCATTAGCTATTGCTTCTACATCCCAATCCATAGTTGTGTATCTAAGAATCTTGGGGTGTTGCCCGTTTCTATTAATTTAGGGGTCGTTAAATCAATAATGTGGTATACGTTACCCGCCCCAGCAGAAGCGTCTATAGTGAATGCTGTTGTTATTGTCCCCCAAGAAGCAGTAGCATCCGGGAAAAGAACTGTTCCTGTTATAAAGCTTTTACCTGCACTATCCGCTACAGCCCACGGGTAACTTGACCCTACCCCTATCTGAATTCTGGCGTACCCTGAACCTACAGTAGTCACCTCATCTGTTATTAGATTATTTCTTAAATTTGTAGATGCTGTAGCGAGGCCTAGATACATCACTGAATAGCCGGGCGTCCATTGTGATTTTAAATTAACCTGATCTAAAATCTCTTTTGCTACCCATAATGCAAATTGTGTGGCCATAATATTCTCCTAAATAAATGTTCCTATATGAATACGCATAGAATTAAATAAAGTGAAATCTGTAGTATTGGCCGCTACTGTTCTTTTTACCCATATAGCTACGGCCTTCTGTGCATTTAACACTCCTATAGTCAGTGGAGTATTTTCTGTTGGGCTAATAAAAGTTACCCCTATGGGGGCAGTATACTCATCGCTTATCGTTGGTGCTATACCATTTGAAGTTCCATTACCTTCCCCTATCGGGTCTGGCCCAACCATAAAAGCAGTAGCTACCACAGGCTGTGGGTCTATCCAAAGAACCAATCTGAGTGTTTTATTACTAGCATTATTTTTAACATAAAAACAACGATAGCTGTCTCTCCCGGAATGGCAATCAAGGGGTGTTGCTACCCTGAATAATCTATATCTCGGGTTATTAACTTCTATAATCTGGTTTGTACTAGAGACGGGGTAAGTTCCATCACACTTTACCGTAAGAAATCCATGTTCTATATCACCTAATAAATAAACACCTAACCCACTGGAAATATCTACTGCTTGTGTATCCCCAAAAGAATACCCGTGGGGTGTCCACATATACTGTTTCGGTGGGCCTGATATAAAATCTAGTCTGCCACTGTTCCCATGTGGGTTATCATAAGCATTAATTATTGTAGCACCAGTCATAACAGTAGCAGTAAAGTGCTGAAACTTTGAATAAACCTCTTTACCCGCTGCTGTAGATAATGGGCCCCCCAAACTATCATATTGATCTTCTGTAGCTGCCCCCGAATAATATAATTTTATATCTGATACATCCCCCGATCCGTCTGGGCTTAAGGAGTCTGTAACAAGGTTAGCCACTAATCCTATACTGGCAGTTTTTACATAAACTATAGACTGGGGTACCTTTAACCCTGTAAGAGATATATCTGGAGTCTTTATATATGAGAGAGCTAATGCAGAAGCTCGTATTCCAGTAAGATTTATCTCGCTAGCTCTCGCCTCTACATTAAGATAATGCGGAAAGGCCTTTACCCCATTCATGCGTAATTTTGAAACAGAAGCCACCCGTGCTGATCTTGCGGTTACTAATACCCCGGACAAGCTAAGACTAGAAGTTTTTGGCTGTAGTACATCCTCATTATTTACTGGGCGTACAGTCAGGGTTAGCTTCGGGGTATTCACCCGTGCAACTTGTGGGCCGACGCTTGTCTTTAATGCAGTCAGTCCTATTTGCGATGATTTTATTGTAAGTACATTAAGTGGATCTTCGTGGAAAATCCTGCACTCTACTACATCGCAGTAACCATTCTTATTATCTGATAGCTGTGTATTGTATAATGATAAGTAAGTAGAAAAATCAGTACTTCTTACATCTACATCTGTAAGATTATCCCAGCCCCATTCAAACAAAGAATAATCAAACTCTCTTTTTACATAAGTAGTCTGTAGTAGATAAGCATCTGCATTATTAGTTCCAGCAGGAACTCCCCCCTCTGCAATAGCTTGGGTATCTATATGGCAGGCATTTACCTCTATCTGGTCGGCAGTCTGCGCCTTTAACCTAAACCTAATCGCCACTCTGCCTATATAATTACCTGATGGAATATCGGACAACCACATATTAAAGTTATATGCACGTAACCAATATGAATTTTCTGTTTTATCTATATTAGTGTCGGCATCTACAGAATCTTCTGCTGTTATATTAGCAGTATTTGACCATATTGGTGGATTGGGGTCATTGAGAACTA